AGGATCGAACTGCCGACATCCTGCTTGTAAGGCAGGCGCTCTCCCAGCTGAGCTATGCTCCCTTGGTGGGCGATTTTGTACGCATTTAGCGTGGTTCGAGCCGCCGAGCCACGCTAAACAAGTAAAACCCCGAAGCGGTATTATTTCGGGGTTTGTTATAATTTATTATAACCTCTTGTTGTCATATATGCTATGCCACGTTATCGTCTACCCTGTTAAGGAGCTCCATGGCCTGGGCCAGTACGACCTCCAGATCCGCCTCGGCCCCAAGGATCCCAGTCTGTAGCATATCCCGGTAAGATTCAACGAGTTCGCGCAGACCCTTAGCCTGGTCGACGTACTGGACGGCAAGGCGCTGCGTGACCGTTTTATCCTCCAGCAGGATCCTGGTCATCTCAGCGATCAGTGTTTCGGACGACTTCTTCACCTGATCTTCAAGGCTCTCCTCCAGCATTTGCAGCTGCTCCTCGGCATTTACTACCGGTACCCGGTAGACTCTCGACTTGCCTTTGGTGACGCTGAAAGCGCTGATCTTGTTGGCAAAGGTCTGCAGGTTCTCCAGGGTGCCCTCGAATTCTTTAGGGACAAAATAGACTCCTCCGGAGGGTCTTACGTTCACCGGCTTGCACCCGCGCAGCACGTCGTTAATAATGTCCCGCATGGCCCTGCCGTTATAGTTATCCTGCTCGATCTCATAGGCTGTCTTAATACGCTCAACGGCGGCCCTCTCCTCAGCGTTCATGGGTTCGATCGGAATGTAATGGATATCTGTATCTTTGAGCACCATCCTGCCCACCGGCTTGTATTCCAAACGCGTGTTTTTACCGTCAACAACTTCCCGGACGATCTGGCGTTCGATCAGGTTCTTGCCCTGGGTAACGTCCCGGACCATGATGTTTAAAAAGGTCTCATCGGTAAAGGGGACCTTCTTAACTTCCCCGGAGCTGGTCGCCCGCCTGAAAGCGTCCCTTGGGCTGATCGGCCGGGGCAGGAATTTTTGATCAATGCCGGACTCGTCGAAGATCCCCGCCAGGGTGTCCCGGGTGATCCGGCAGTCAGTCACGGTAAACCATATCAGATGGCCCAGAAAGTCCAGGCTCACTCCATGCTGCTGTTCTACGGCTACAAGTTTGTCTATGTTAGTCAATGTCTGCTCCCCCTTCCACTATGAAAGTGCCGTCCGCTTCAAAATTCCTGCACTCACCGTCTAACAGGTCCACTCTCTCGCAGAGGGTAGGACCGTATATGCAATCTAAGCAATCGTCAAAGCCGCCAGAATTGTCGTTTATACCTTTCATGATCATGAGACCGCCTCCTCTTATCTTAAAAAGCCTGTTCAAATACTTCGCCGGCAATTTCCTCGGTCAGTTTGTAGGCTGACCATACCTGATCGCTCCAGCGCTTCAGCTCCCCGCCAGGATCGTTGCCTATAAGGATCGACCAGGTCCTGAAGTCCTGGGCCTTCTTGGCCGCCAGGAACTCCTCGACAAATTTGTCCTGCAGCCGGCAGAGCCCGTCTGTTACCATGACTACGTCGGCCTTTTTATACTGCTGCTGCCGGATCCTGGTCATGGCCAGCTCAAGCGCCGGCGTGTAGTCAGTCCCCCCGTGTGCCCCTACTGTCGAGATATCCACCAGCTTGTCGATGTTCTTCTCGCCGGGAGCGAATTCGACAATCTTCTGGATCTTGGTATCAAAAAACGCGATCAGGGTCTGGCGCTTCTGCCTGGTGGCTGTGTCGGCCAGGGCCATGGCCACGCCGATCGCCCAGTCAAGCGGCTGCCCGCTCATACTCCCCGAGATGTCGATAAGGACTATCATCGGCCCTCTGCCCAGGCGCTCCTTACTCTTGAGCTGGTACTGCAGGAGGCTGCGCTCGCTGTAGCGCCGGTAGAAGTCCATCTCTCTGACGGGATCCGTAAGTGCCGCCATCTCTGCCGGCAGGATCCTGCCTATATCCCGGCCTAAGGTTATGCCGTGGATCTCGTCCCGGCCCCGGTCAACTTTGTGTTTTTGACGGCTGCGGGCCAGGTTCCGGAAACGCCCGACCAGGTCGGAGAGTTTTTTCATCCGCGGCCCCATGAGCCTTTCAGCAAGTTTTAGGCGATCGCCTATAGGCACCCGGGAAAGGTCCCCGGGATCCATCCCCCAACCGGCCAGGGCTTTAGACATTTCCTCGGCCTTATCCTGGCCAGCCTCCATGGATGTCCTGACGGCACTCCTGAGCGCTCCGGCCGCCTTCTCCAGTTCCTGCTGGGCAAGATCCGCATATCCCTCCGCAACTGGACCGTTGCCCTTGTCGGCGGCTTCCGTGGCCTTCTCCGCCTGCTGCATTGCTTTCTGCAGCTCCGGCTTATCCTGGATCTCTTTCATCAATGTCTTGCCGGCCTCCAAAGTGGCCAGGGCTGACGACAGCTCATCCATCTGAGTGGTGATCCTGGCCTGCTCGGTCGTGGGATCCTCGGCCATCTTTTCGATGTAAGGTCTGTTAGCCTTGTAAGCCGCGTCCACCCGTTCCTCCGGAAGCAGATCCGGGCTGGCCTTGTAGAACTGGCCCCAGACGTCCCGGAGGAGAGAGCGCCAGGCCTTTGATTCCCTGACCTGATCTTCCTCTATAACGTCGCGGGCGCCGGACAGCTTTTGCAGCGCCTGGCTTTCACCCATCAGTTCTTCATAAGCTCTCCGGTCGTAGCTGTCCAGGTCCATATTGTGGTCCTTTGCTGACAGGGCTTTTATTATACTTGGGTCAACGCCCAAATACTTGTCTGTAAATAGAGCGGAGTTAATAACCTGTTCACGAGACATATTCCAATCTCCTTCCTAAAGCCTGATACCCAGGCACTTGTTGACGATCTCCTTGTTGATGTTCAGGACCTGCTGCATGACCTCCACGATCTTGGTCTCGTTTTTACCGGCCTTCTTGGCGTCGGCCCTCATCGCATCAAGCCTGGATGTAAGTTTTTTCAGCTTCTGGTTGGCTTCAGCCGCTATCTTGGTGACCTTGCTCTCATCCTGTTCGTTCATGGCCTTGTGCCAGAGCTCCAGGGCTTCGTCAGCAATGTTCTGGGCTTCGATGTCCATGGGATTGGCCAGCGCTAAGATGGTTTTGCGGACTTCCTGGACCTGCGCCGGTTCGTCCCAGCAAGTGGCCGCCAGGATGGCCAGGTCGTCGTCAGTAGCTTTGGCCCGGCCTTCCAGCCAGGCGTGCGCCTTGACCAGTTTAACGGCTTTTTTCCAGCGCCTCGGGCTGTTATAGATGTTAAGCTCGGCATTTATTTTCTGCCTCAGCTCGGTTAGCCTGGGCACTATCCCGCGGATGTCCACCGCTTCAACCTCGGCCTGGACCTGGGCCAGCTCCTGCATCGTAATCGTGGTGCAGCCGTGGGATTTGTTCTGGCCGTTCATAAGGATCTCGAAGTTCTTGGGGTTTTTAAGGTCACCAACTATATAACGAAGCATGAACCGGTCCCAAAGCGCCCCTAATTCTTCCTTGTCCTCGGGCATCTCGTTGGAGGCCCCGACCATAAACTGCAGCGGGCAGCTGAGCCGCTGGCCGTCGTTGTCGAACGTCCGCTCGTTCATCACTCCCAGGAGTGAATTCAGTACCGCTGAATTCGCCTTAAACACCTCATCCAGGAAAGCAATGTCCGCTTCTACCAGCTTGCCGGCAGTGTTGCGCCTGTAGCTGTCGGCCTTCAATGCCGATACGCTGACCGGCCCGAAAATCTCATCCGGCGCCGTTGTCCTCATCATTAGCCAGTGAAAATAGCGCCCCGAGATCCTGCCGGTAAGGTTGTCGCTCATGTCGCTTTTACCGGTACCGGGAGGCCCTAACAAAACGACATGCTCACCGGATAGGAGCCCGACCAAAAGGCCCCGGATCGGGTCCTGCCGCTCAAGATAGACTTGATTCATTTCCTGTTCGACAGCCTGTAATTTGTTTCTCATTTTCTAACCTCAGCCCCTTAAATTATTTGGTTTGGGCGTTCGCCCTAATACTATTATAATACTATAGTAGTATTATGTAAATATATATGTGGTATTATTTTTACATTTTTATGGGGAATTTTTTATCACAAAAAAACTCCCCTATACGGAGAGTTAAAAGGTGGTATACCCCTGTTAATTGTTTAATATCTCTACTTCCTCCCGGAACTGTCTTTCCAGTTCCTGCACGATCTCAAGCTGCTTTTCCTTGCGGTAAGCCGTAAAACTCCAGGGTACAACATTGATCATTCTGTGGTACCTGGCCCGCGCCCGCTCCAGCCGCTTTCTGATCCGCAGGCCTTTGGGTGAGATCCTGGCGATTAAAGTCACGGCCTCGCACTCCGGACAGGAGAATGACATTAAGCCCTTTTTTTCTTTTACCACGGGCATGTATTTGTGGCCGCATTTATCGCATGACACTGATGTTTCGCTCAACGTTCAGCCCCCTTCCGCCTTAATACTTCCTCGGTCCTCCTTCTGATCGCGTCAACAAAATAAGCGTTCAGTGAGATCTTCCCGATATTATCGGCCTGGAGAATTTCGATCGCTTTCTCGGCCTGATCCTTAAGCTCAGAGGGAATTCTCAGGTTGAATCCTGTATCCCTTGATTCAGCCAAAGTAAACAACTCCTTATGTTTGATACCGCTATAATACCATAACAATATCAGGCCCGCAAGAAAAAACCGCCTTGCGGCGGTTAAATGCACAATCTTAGCCTTGTGTCCCATCTGTCCCGGCCCATCCGGTCAGCTCTTTGATCTGTCCGTTTATCAGGGCCATTAGCCTGGACATATAAGCAAGCTCGATCACTCCGATAATACCCAGCAGCGGATCCTCGTATTTGCCCAGGTCTAAAAATATCCCCGGCGCTGTCGCGCCCAAAAGCGTCAGGTAATACGGCAGCACCTCAGTCTTTAAAAACCTGGGCAGCTCCGTCCATTTGAAGGTCTCTTTTTTAAGGGCCAGGCTAATCCCCAGTAGAGTGTTAATCAGAATCAGCACGGCCAGGAATACAAAGAGACTAGCAACCGCTTGATTAAAAACAGCCGTCATAACTAAAGCCCTCCCAAATCAATTTTTACTGTCCGCGTGGCTTCGACCCACTGGACCCCCAGACCCGCGGCTTCAAACATTTTCCGGATAGGCCCATAAGCCGCACCGTCTATTATCTTGCCCGGCAACCGCAGATCTCCGATTTCGACCGTGATCGCGTTAGGATCCTGGGCGGCGGGATCCGGCAGCGTTGCTCCGAGAAAGTCGGCCACGCCCTGGGCGATCGCCCATGCAGCCTTCTGCTTATGCTCCGGACTGTTAAGGATCCGCTCCTCCTCGGGGTTGGTGATAAAGCCACCCTCCACCAGGATCGCGGGCGCCGAGTTAAGCCTGCCGATAACTGCGAAATACGCCTCTTTGATCCCGCGGCCGTAAAGGCCTGTCGCCGCCAGCAGCCGGTTATAAACGGCCTCAGCCAGGCGCTTGCCTTCAGTGCTGCCAGGATAATGGTAGACCTCCAGTCCATGGCCGGCCGGGTTCGTCGCAGCATTTTGATGGATTGAGACAAAGGCATGGGCGCCGGCCCTGGTTGAGATCCTGGGCCGCTCGTATAGGTCCTCGTCCGGATCCTCCATCACATTGACGTCCTCAGTCCTGGTCAGGATCACCTGGCTGATCGGCGCCAGGTACTTGGCAGTCTGCAGGGCCACGTCCAGGTTTAAGTTATCCTCCTCGGTGTAGATCGTGTCCCCTTCAGCTGGCTGGATCCCGTCCACAGCCCCCGGATCCCGGCCGCCATGTCCTGCATCAATAACGGTTACTTTGTCCACTAATCGCTCCTTCCGTTTTTTCGTTAGCTAACGCATTGTTAACTATGGTTGTGCTGCCTGCCGCCAGCCCGCCCCGCGACGGCAAGGTTATTTTCTCCACGGCCTTGCCTCCCAGGATCATAAGCACCGGGTAAGTAAGCGCCAGGAAAAAGTCCACCTGTACGGCCGTTACCTCAGCCGAAAATGCCATTTTAAGCGCTGTTATTGCCCATATGGGTGTAAGTATTACCCCGACGAATTCAGAAAGAGTCAGCCCGTCCGTGTCGCTCCAGAATCCTTTTCCGCGGCATAGGAATACTATGAACACGAAAAGGATCACGACCCCCACCGTTGCCAGCAGGTAAGGGTTTTCTATTGAGACAAGAAAATACTCGTTCATCCTGTAGCTCCTCCGCTCTTGTGGTAAAGGTTGGCCAGGTAGGTGAGAAATTGGATCAGCAGGGCGCCGGCGGCGATCCCGACCGGGATCCAGACTCTGAACCCCTTATAAATCTTTTCCATGGTCTCGGCGACCCCTTGCTCCTGACCTCTCTTTTCAGCCTTTTCCTTTTGTTCCTCAGCCAGGTAGTTATTTACGGCCAGCAGCGTGACCGCTTGATCTTTGATCACTTTGTCGACCTCCTCCTGCCAGTGCTGCAGCCGGATTCGATCCCCCTCTTGCGCCTGGCCCTGCTTGGCCAGCTTGTCCAGCTGCTTGCTCAGGGTGCCGTGGAAAGGGCAGTCCTTTTCCAAATCGGCCAGGCGCTTTTCCGTTAAGGTTTTATACGTGCAAAGGTCTGCGATCTGTTGTCGGTGCTCGTTGTAGACCTTCCCCTCAAGGTCTTTTATGTCTTTTTGTGCTGCCTGTAGCTCTTTCTCTAATGCCTCATTTCCGCTCAATCGGCTGCCCTCCCCTGGTAACAATTACCTTTATTTTGTCATTTACAGCATTGTTGCATATCGTGTAAAATGACATTGCTGCGCTGGGCACGGGATCCGCTCTCCCGTTGGACAGTCCTTCCCCTGGGACTGTCCTTTACGCCTGGCGCGGTCTGTTTTTATAGCTCTTTCGCCTTGATCGCAACCGTGCCGGCGCGGCAATAAGGTTGTAACTGTAATAGGCTTGTTAATGCTTTGGGGCGTAACGGCTATAAATACATACAACATAAACCGCTATACTACTCTGTCACCCGGAAGTTGTAACAGGCCAGCGGCCTGGAAACCCCACAAATACCAAAGGTATTGACAGCCCCTAAATGGTTGGCCACCGTTTCCGTTGTTATATTTGTGTACCAGATCCCGTCCGTTGAAACGTCAAAATATAACGTCGATCCTATTAGACGTATTCTCAAGAAGCCATCTACCAGAGCATTAATAAAATAATTACAGGTTGCCCCGTTGGAGTTCCAAGCCCAGTTAGTCATTCTGGAAAGCATCAGCCTATAATAACCGTTTGTCCTGTTAAATGTCCAGATCAGCTGCCTGTTGTTGGACGTATTCCGCAAGTAGAGGCCAACCCAGTGGTTGTCTGCGACATTAAGGGTAGACGATATATGCGCCCGGAAAGAGAAGTCACCAGCAGGGGCCACCTGTTCAATACCTTTGTTGTTTGCCGCTCCTGTGTTAAACCATAAATAACCATTTTCAAGTACATTGGCTGCGTCTCCCCCAAAGGCCAACCACTTGGGATCCAGGCTTTCACCCTCGAATTCATCATCTTTTGCATGAGGCACAGCTGGCGGAATGTCCCCCGGCTTGTAATAACTTGCGCCCCCTCCCCCCGTTGACGCGATCGTGATCGTCTTGGCCTCATTATTCTGTACCATGGAAACATTCGCCCCAGGGATCAGCGTCACGGCCCCGGTCAGGGCGTCTGCCCCCTGCTTTTTGATCGACGTTACCCTGGCCAGGAATTCGTGCAGGTCGGCCGCGTGTCGCAGGGCATTGTAATACTGCAGGTGATCGTCTGAGCCCAGGCCCAAAAGCAGGCCGTGGAAATGGTTATGGTCAATCGGTGCTCCTGGGCGCTCGTCCAGGTTTGTCATGGTGGAGTCCTGGGATCCCATAGACAGGCGCTCGACCAGTTGGGCCAGTATGATCTCCCGCTCCAGCATAATATTGTTAAGCTCAAGCTGTACTGTGAGCTTTTGATCGGCGTCCTCCGCAACCGTCGCCCCGACCACTCTGACCTTCCCGTCAAACCCTATCGAGTCGGCCCCTTCCGGCTCGATATGCACCCAGATCCAGTCACCTTTACTGTAGTTGTCCCGGTATCGGTGGAAAGCAAAGTCTGTATTCAGCCGGATTCCCCAGCTTACCTCTCCGCGCTTATTGATCTTCATATTTCCGTAGTTTGTAAGCTGCGTCCAGTCGTCCGGGATGTTCCGGGCTTGCAGATATCCCTCCCGCCTTCCCCAGGTTGTCGGACTGGTTGGGTGAGTCACTTCAACCAGGGATCCTGCGTCGCCTTCGATCAGGCATACGTTCTCGATATTTGTGCTGTCACTCTGGTTTTCATGGGCCAGGATTGCCTGCCCCTTGAAAAAGCGCACCGTATCGGAAAGATCCTGCCCCTTGCCTGGGCTTTTGTAGGCCTTGAGCACAAAAGTCGTGCTGATCTCCAGATCAAACAGGCCAAAGCCGGCAGTCAATTTTTCGGCCACCTTGGACAGTTTAGTCCCACTGTGGAAAGAAAGGTCTGTTTCATCGTCCCATGGCATCCCAACGCTGTCATAATCAGCCGTAAAGTCACAGCTCAGGTAAGGAAAACACCCGCGGGCCTTTGCCTCCTGGAATAACTGCAGGAAGATCGCGGCCCCGCGGACAGCCGTCCATCTCCGCTCCAGCGTCGCCGGGTAAGGCATCCCCTCCGGGTAAACCACGGCCTGGTCTAATACTGCCAGTATCCCACGGCCGGAGACATCGATCCACTGCTCCTCGTCGTCTGATACATAGGCAGGCTTGCGGCTCTCGATAATCCACTTAAAGACATCCACCCCGTTAAGGCGGCAGAGAATATAATTTTGATCGGTTATTAATGATCTGTCGCCGCCCTTGGGATCCAGCCTTGAGATCCTAAACTTGCCGGATCCGCATCCATTCCTCTGCTCATAATAGGACTTGTCCGCCGCACCGTCCAGCTCAGCCAGGATCGTGTTCGGGTTCGCCTTGGCGCAGACAAACAGCTCCAGGCCCGTGTCTGTTGTAGGCTGCGCCTCATATATTTCCAAGCCTTTAAGGTTGCTGTCCCGCTGGCCCGGAGGATCCGGCGTTGTTAGACGGACAAACACTGCCCCGCTTACTGCGTCGACCGGAACCGTAAAGGTAATCTGCTGCCACGACCAGGAGACAATCCCGCACTGCAAAGCCCCCAGGTAAACGGATCCTCCGTACCCTCTGGCTGTTCGGTCTGCGTTTTCCGGATCGCTGGCGGCCTTGGATCCAAAACCGTTGCCGTATATGGTCACGGCAGCCCCCTGGCTGGCCCTGGTTACACTCAGGCGCTCGATATACGGAGACGGCGGATCGTCCGTGACGTTCTCATACTGGAAAAGCGCCCTGGTCTCTGACCAGACGTCCAGCTTGCCGACGTTCTCATATTGATAGAGGATCCTCTTTTCCGTCCAGTCGTTGAATTTTGCGACGTTCTCGAAGTTGTAAAGGATCCGCTTGTCAACACCGTAAACCTCTTTAAAACTAGAGACCGCAGAGGTCACCCCTGAGCATACCGCTTTCCAGTACCATGTCCCCCGGCAAAGATCCTCTGGCACCTGCCAAGAGACATTTCCCGGCACACTCAGGACGCCCCCGCTCTGGAGCAGGGGGCTGTTAAAAGTGGCCGTAATGTCCACGTAAAAGGTGACATTATGGCTTTGTGGGTTGGGCACGTTGGTGGTAAGGGAGTTCAGTTTTGGCGTATAGATTGCGCTGTCTGTGGTTAGCTCCTCACGGATCCACAAATACTTCCCGGTAAGGTCTGCCCCTGGGATAAGTCCAGGGATCGCGTTGCCGCTTGTGGCCACCTGGAAATCACCGTCTAGCGGCATTGTCTCCGGATCCTCGTTGATCGCGCATTTGACAATTACCGAAGTCCCGACCGGAGTGGTTGCGTCCCATGAGATCGTATAAGCAGGGTTGGGACAGATCCCGGACAGCGGGATCGCTGCCGCCGTCCTTTTCCCGGTCAAATAGTAATTCGGCGGGAAGATCTCGATCTCAGAGATCCCAGCTCCGCTAAAGTCTTGCCTCCAAGATGATGTTTGGTATATCCTGTACCATCTATAAGCTGTCGTGTTGCTGACCACATACTCTTGCCAGTTGCCGTTATTTGCGTGTTGTGCTGTGAGCAGGTCGTCCCAGGTACCGTCCCCTCCGTTTGTGGAATCATTTGACCCCTGGAGCTTAAAGTCCTTTAGTTGGGCGTTGCCGCTATAATAACGGGCAAGTACCCTGAGACGATCCGCAGCTTGAGCATTGCCAGCCCCTAGGTCAACCGCACACCAGTCAGGTGCTCCGTTGCCCTCAAAATACGAGCCAGTGTTATTGTCAAAAGCCCTGTCCCCTGTGGATGATCCATAATGGCCACCGTCGTAATAGGTCTTTCCCCCAGTAATATCAGTGCTCGCCTGGTTGGTAAGCGTCAGGGCACCCTCAGCCACCGCTGTGACCTGGTCAAGCGTCCCTGTCGCGAATTCGGCCTGGATGTCCTCGTTGTAGAGATTGGTCATTGCCACGATCAGGTTGGGCCTCTTGTCTGCAATAACGACCCCACCGATCGGGCTGTCCGGTGTTAAGGTAATAGCCAACGGGATCCCCCCTTACGTCCAGGATCCGACCGAAACGATCACCCTGGCGGCCCTTGGCCCCAAAGTCAAAAGCGGCGGCCCCAGCTCGTTCTTGACATAGATCCTGTTAGACAAAGTCAGTGCTCCCAGCGTCGCCAGATCCAGTACGGTCGTCCATGGCCCGTCTGCGCTCCAGGAGATCAGGAAGTGGGCATCATTGAGCTGGAAGTTTACACTATTGGCGATCTTTGTTGCGCTGGCGTTTTTCACCCGAAAATACCATATTTGAGTCGTGCCCTCCGGACGATCTCCCCAGTCCTTTAAGGCCACCAGCTCGTCTCCGGCATCGTCGCACATGAGTATATCGTCTGGAGCTTCGCCGGCTGCCTTCTGTCCATAGACATGCACCCCGGTAATATAAGCGGTTTCACCCCCGCCGTATGCCCCGGCCTTAAACGCAATACGCAGCACCTTGATCGGCCCGGAAAATGAGACTGTGCGGATCGTGCTTCTCCAATAATCGGCGGCATTGTTCGGCGGCGGCGGGCTGCAGACAGCATTTTCCCAGGTGCCGTCCATGCCGTTAGTGCTATCTGCCGATCCCTGGATCCTGTAGTCGTCATAATTTTGGTTGACTGTGTTTGCACTGAAAAACAAGCCTATATCTACCACCTCGCGCAGCTCCGGGAAGAAGAACCAAAAAGCCCTTGAATAGCTGTAACCAGCCTCACCAGTGATCCCCCACGTCTCCGACCGCTGGACGCTGTTCAAGTTCTGTTTAGACAGGCCCGTGAGCCAGGACGACACGCCACTGGCCAAAAGGTCAGCTGGATCGCTGCCGTCCGTTCTTGTCCCCACTTCAGTGCCGTCTACGTCAAATGGCATCCTCCTGGCCGCTATAACTGGATATGGCAAGATCCCACCTCCTAACTATATGCTGGGTAATATTGTATTCTAACTGACCCGCTGGGCGCTGAGTCACAGGTCACCCGCAGGCTGTTGGCCCCCCGCTCAAGGATAAACCACTGAGGAGCGCCCTGGTGTCTGAGTGCGCTGATCATATTGTCGACGCCCTTATACATGGTAAAGGCTGCTGTATCAATGACCACGGCCTCCCCGTTTGCGATCGCTCCGTTGTACTGGATCCAGATCCCATTTGTCAGGTTCTCCAGCTTGGGAGCATCCAGCGGCCCGGTCATCGTGATCGTCATCTTGATTGCCGGCGCGGTGCCTGGGTTGGTGTGCGTCCATGATTCCGGGTTGCTGTCAATGTCGGTTGTCGCACTCGTCTGCGCCAGACCGTAGAAAAATGGATCCGCCAGCCAGAAGTCGATCACCCCGCGGGCCAGCAGGCCTTTCGCAGAGCGCACCAGTTTAACCTCGTTTAATACTTCTGCCATAGCCTCGCGGATCGTGGTGGTGTCAGTAAATACCCGGCGCAGCTTCGCCTGCGTTCTGGTGGTCAGGATCCCGGACAGATAGTCCATGTTTTCCAGCAGCGCCTGGCGCTCTGTTTTGCCGGCCGGTACCATGCCGGTGATCGGATCGAATCCCCGCACCCAGATCCCCAGCGGCACAACCCGCGGGCCAAAGCTCTTGACCCGTTGCCTTTCACCGTAGGCATATGGCACGTTTAAGTTACTGCCCCGCTTCGGCGGCACTCCGATCCCGCCCGGCACTTCAGCGACCGACCAGGCCAGTGTGGTCAGGTCGATCCCGCCAAAATACCACTTCTGCATTTCTATGGTCATTGGGCAAACACCCCCATATATACGAGCTTTTGCAGCTCCCGCGTTGTGGCGTTCTCGGCGCTCTCGCCTTTAGTCCCGTAATTGTTTACGTTGATATTCACGACACTGCCGCCCTTGCCGCCAACGACCATTCCCGCCCCAGTGGCCCCGTTGGCCATGGCTGCCCCGGACTCAAGCAGGGAGATATTGCGCCTCATGCGGTTTTCCTGCTCGGCGCTCTTGGTCAGCTCGTCCCCGACCTCAGCGATCCGGATCTTGAGATCCAGCAGCTTCTCGTAAACACCCAGGGCCTCGTCGCTATACTTGCCATGGTCAGCGCTCTCTTGATCATAGGCGCTCTGCAGGGTGTTGACCTCCCGCGTTAAGAGGTTATACTGCAGCGCCAGGCTCTGCTTTTTAAAGCCCAGCTTGTCCATGATCGTGGCGCTCTTGCCCATGGCATACTCTAAGACCTTGAATTCCTTTTCCGTGATGGACAGGGCCTGGCTTAGCCGGTTCATGGTCTTGTCGACCAGATCCAGCACTGCGTCCTTGAGGTTTCCGGTACCGCTGGCCGCCCTGGCCGTGTTGTCGGTGTAGGTCTGCAGGTCGGCTGAGGCGTCCCGGTAGGCTTTCCCTGTCTGCTCGGCTGCCTGGGTGCTCGCCTTGAGGCTTGCGGTCATTTCCTCGTTCTGCAAGCGCTCGGCCTCTGTGGCGTCGGCATAGCTCTGATCCGTGGCCATGGCGTCCATGGCCTCCATGTTGGCCAGGTGTTCGGCCAGGGCATCCTGCTGGGCTGTCAGGGTGTTCATCCATTCCCGCTCCGGATCTTCCGACCCGCTGGCGATCCCGCGGGCCAGGCCCTCGGTGATCATCTGCCCGAATTCGTCGTAAACTTCGGACGGACTGCTGATCTTGAGTAAGCGCCTAAATGTGCCCATGACCCGGTCGGCCAGTCCGGCGCTTGCCCCCTCGACCTTGTTGGCGCTGCCCTCCATGCCCTCGGTTAGTCCCTCGCCTATGTTATAGCCGGCGTCGCGCATCACTCTTGACGGACTGGAGATCCCCAGGATCCCAAAGATGGTATTTTTAATACTGGTTGCCAGGTCGGCCACCGTTCCGATCACGTTGCCCACAAAGGCCTTAATCCCTTCCCAGAGGCCCAGGACTATGTTCTTGCCCCACTCCCAGGCCCTGGTTGCCACCCCCCCCAGATAGACCCCGATCTCCTCCCAGTTTGATATGATGATCCCGATCGGGTGATACTGGATAAAGAGGTCAGCGATCGCCTTTAGGGCGCTGCCTATAGCGATCTTGATCTTGTCCCATAATTGTGTAATCCACTTCCAGGCGGACTGCAGCCCGGCCACTATGTCGTCATGGTGCTTTATAAGCTGCCGGACGATCAGCACCACCGCGGCGACCGCGGCAATGACCAGGCCGATCGGCCCGGTGATGGCAGCCCAGAGAGAGGCAAAGCCCCCGGCCACCAGCCCCAGGACAGCGGGCAGAGCAGCAAAGCCAGCCACGATCGACGGCAGAAAGCCGATCAGCATCAGGAGCGGCCCGCCAATCAAAAGGATCCCAGCCACTGTGGCCAGAATTACCGCAATCACGGTTTTGAGCGGCCCCGGCATGGAGTTAAACACGTTTACAGTAGCAGTCACGCCTTTGGCCACGGTCTGGATCACCGGCGTCAGGGCGTCGCCAATATGGATAAGCGCTGCCTCGACCGACCCGCCCAGCTCCTCCAGGGATCCCTGCAGGTTGTCTTTCATGATCTCGGCGGCCGTCTTGGCAGCCCCGGCCGAATTGATCAGGCCGTCCTGGTATTTCTTAAAGGCCTCCGGCCCCTGAGCCAGCAGCACCAGCATGCCGCTGGCAGCTTCCTTGCCGAATAGCTGGGCCAGGGTTGCCGCTTTCTGGGCCTCGGTCATGCCCTCGGTCTTTTGTTTTAAGACCCCGATCACGTCCCCCAGCGGCAGCATTTTACCTGCTGAGTCAGTAAACTTCATGCCCAGGGCAGCCATCGTGTCGGCCGCCTCTTTTGGTGGATCGACCAGGTTCAAAAGTGCTGCCCGCAGTGTCGTGCCGGCCTGCTCTCCCTTGATCCCGGCGTTGCCCATTTCAATCAGCGCCGCGCCGACCTCCTCCACGGAGTAGCCCAGCTGCGCCGCGACCGGACCAGCATATTTCATGCTGTAGGCCATGTCCTGCAGCCCGATCGCTGAGCTGTTGGCAGCGCTCGCCAGCACGTCCGCAATATGTCCAGACTCTGAGGCCTTGAGACCAAAGGTGGAAAGCGCGGACCCGATGGTCTCGGCAACAAGGCCCATTTCCTCACCGGAGGCCGCGGCGGCGTCTAAGACTCCCGGCATAGCGTCCATGATCTGGTTTGCATTAAAGCCTGCGGCAGCCAGCATCTGCATACCTTCGGCAGCCTGGCCGCTGGAGAAAGAGGTATCTGCCCCCAGCTTTAAGGCCTGCTCGCGCAGCTGCTGGAATTCCTCGGCCGAAGATCCGGACAGGGCCTGCACCTTGGACATGTTGGCCCCGAAGTCGGCTGACGTTTTCACTGCCTGGCCCAGGCCGTAAGCCATAGCTCCCCCGGCCACGGTCATGGCCATGCCCGCGGATCTCGCTGTGCCCGCCAGCTGCTCAAAGCGGTTGCCGTCGTTGATCTTGTTAACTGACTTATTAAAGTCTGAGCTTAGACGGTTGCCTAAGTCTGCACTCTGGCGCTTGGCGTCGTCGACCCCTCTTTTAAATTTATCCATGGCCAGCTCCAGGCTTACAACCAGCTGGCCCACCTGTGCGTTAGGCAATTATTACCCCCCCTTTCTGAGGAGTTATAAGACCTCGTCAATGTTGGCCTCTTTTTTGGGAGGCTCTTTGCTCAGCTCGTTCTCGGTGTCTAAAAGCGCGAATATCTCCCGGAAGGTTGACCCCCAGAATTCCTTTTTGGTCATGCCAAATCTTCGTCGGCAGACGTAGTAAAGGAGTCCATAATCAAGCCCCTCCCGATCTCCTCCAGCTTTTTTTCGTCGACCTCCTCGCCCTTTTCGGCGGCCTCGCGGATCAGCTTCTTGGTTTTCTCCACGGTGTCGGCCGGCATCCCGCCAAAAAAGGCCTCCATGCACTTCATGGAGATGTCGGCAATGTTTTGCACCGTCACGTAAGAGCTGATCCCCTTTATGGTCAATTTAAAGCCTTCCGGGAGTTCTTCCGGCTCGTAGTGCTGCAGCATGGCAAAAAGCAAATGCCTGAGCACCTGCATGTCCTGTTTTTTCTGCGGCCCTTTTTCGTCCTTTTTCTTTTTCCGCAGCATCTTACCCACGGCGCTAACGTCGCCAAATTGCTCCTCTAAGTAGGCCGTGGCGTTTAGGTCAAAGAGCAGGCGCAGCTTGTGGCCGTCCAGGGTGACATATATAGGTTTACTCCGTATCTCACTTGCTCTTTTGTGTCCCATAAATTGATCCTTTCGTCTCGAATTTTAGAGGAGCGGGCGCTAGGCCCGCTCTCTTTATGCCACGGTCTTGAAGTTTATTGTGCTTGGAGCGGCCAGGGCGACCCCAGAGGCGCTCCGGATCCCAACGGTGAGGATAGCTATATAATCCGTGTTGTTGGCCAGGTCGGCCGTTGGGTTAAAGGTGATCGTCTTGCCGGCGACGTCATAAGAGATAGCTCCGGCCACTGGTGTGCCGTCAGCTTTCATAACCATGACGTTGGCAGCGATCACCGTGCTGGACAGCAGGTCTTTGTCGGCCGTCCAGACAATATTAGAGTTGATCGCCACGTCAACCGCGGCGTCAAGCGGAACGCAGGCCACGGTTGGGGCCACCACGTCGTCAGTGGACTCCATGGCCGCCAGCCAGGCCTCGTCCGGGCTGTCCTTCTTACGCAGCACCTTGCCGTCATAGAGTGAGGCCATGGCCTTGCCCTCGATCTCTACGCTGACAGTCTCGGCGCTCTTATAGCTCTGTTTGACCTTGATCACCTTGACCCGCCAGAGCTTGACCCCCTGGAAAGTCCCGTCCGTCCTCGGTGCCTTAAACCGCAGCCCGATACTTGGCGCATCAGAGTCCTTGGTAAAGTCGTACGTGCCGGTGCCGGCGTCGTAGTCTCCCCCCTCGAAGTATTCCAGGGCGGACAGTGGAACCTCGGCCATCTTGATCTTGACCTCGGCGTTTTCAAAGTTTTTGATCGTCTCGTAGGTCACATCGTCGCCGGGAACCTCGGTTTCTTTATATTTGGGATCTATGTCGACCTCCTGCAGTCCAGGCGTCGACACGATCGCGTTATAGGCCCGGCCGGTGCCGTCGTCCTTGGTCATAGGAGCGTATCCAATATCCCTTGCACCTTTGATAACTGGCATTAATACCCCTCCCTTTTAGCGGGCCACGTCGGCCCGGTATGTCTGCACGTATTTGCAGCGCTCCTTTTTGTCCGGATCCAGGCGCTCCGCGTCGGAGTCCGCCAGGATCTCAATGTAATAACGGCCGTTTACCCAGACCAGCTCTTGGTTGTGCAGCAGATCAAAGCACTCCTTGAGCTTGGCCCTGCACCAGTCCTGATCGGCGCTCCTGGCCACGATCTGAGCGGCCGGGTAGTTGCAGCCGTCCCACTTGCCCGGCGCTCGCCCAGGGCTGGTATAGACAGCCAGGGCATTGTCCGGAGTGTCCGGCAGGTCGTCGCAAAACAGATCCGCCCCGAATGTGGCTATCCCGGCGTTGTCAATTAGTGAGATCAGGTCGTTGGTAAACATGATCTTAGTCCACCTTAATGATTATTGAGTCTTTCAGCGTCCCGGCCAGCGCCCGGATCAGCACCTGCTCGGCCAGCTCCGGAGGCATCCCCCGGTCAATGGCCCGCTCCAGGGCTGTCTTGAGTCCCTGCTCCAGGGTTTGCATCCAGGGCGCTCTTTCGATCACGGTCATTTTTCAAATCCTTTCAGCGCCACGGCCGCCCGCAGGTTGGCCAACTTGATCACCTTGTCCACGTTCTGGGTATAGCCCTTTAGTAAAAACTTAGCCCCCCCATTGGTGTGCTTTAAGGTCGGATCCTCGTGCTGCTTGCGGGCATAGGGCGTATTTACTGACACAAACACTTGTTTGGCACCAGGCGGGACGGCTTTCTGGATGTTCTTAGAGTGGTCAGTCCCGGCCTTGGCGGCCTCAAAGACTGCGGCCGGATCCGGCAGCTGCCCCACCGTAACCGTGCCGCTTCTCCGCATGGTTCCGGACAGGAGCGGCTCAAGGTCGATCGTGTCGGTAAGGATCGCCTCTCCCCCGTCAATAAGTCCGGACATGGCTGCTCCCTCCATGGCCGCGATCACTGCGGAACCGTTCCAGGTCAGCTTATGGCTCAAAAGACCACCTCCCGCTGGCGGATCTCTCCGTTGACGTCCGGGATCTCGTCCACCTCCGGCACGATCCAGTCCTGCCCTTGGTATTCTAGTCTGTCGCCCTTGTTGATCGCGGCGGACGTCGTGACCGTGGCCCCGTGGATCGTGGTAACCTCCCCCTGTTCGTCCTTGACCCGCCTGGTTATCTTCTCCCAGCGGCAGCGGATCTCCACGCCTGCGCCATAGGTCGGAGTCTTGCCGCTGTGTCCCGTGCGCGGGTACCAGATCGCGGTCTGGTTGTAATACTCGATCACCGCAGGCCCCCCAGTTTGAGCGTCGGCCCCCGCAGGTAGGCCCAGGCCCGCGGCGCAATGTTCGGATCCCGGCCGGCCAGGTTAAATTTTTCACTGGCCCGTCCCCCTTGTCCCAGGGAAAACTCCGCGACCCCTTCGATCTGCAGCCTGGCCCTGGCCGTGTTCTGGATCAGCCAGAGCGCCTGCTCACAGATCGCATAGCCCAGGTTGGTGCTGTCGGCCTTGTCCTCATAAGGCTTAAGCTCCCGCGTCGCCTGGGCGATCGCCTTTGTCTTGGTGGAGTCCGCGGCGCTGTCCCAGGCAGCTGTCTCCAGTCGGTCGGCGAAATATTGGTTTGCGCTTGTTATGTCCATAAAGATCACCCTTCCGGGCTTAAATTACATCTTGGTACCTTATCGTTTCCAGCTGCTGGCGCAGCTTCTTGTGCGCCCTGGCCTTGATCTGGCATACTCTGCCCTCGCTTATACCCAGGCCCAGGCCGATCTCTTTAAGGCGCAGCTCCCGCCAGTAATATTTCTCAATCACAATGCGGGCGCAATAGTCCAGGTGTTCGATAAAGCCGATCAGCTCAATATACTGCGGGTAATCCATCTCAGCTCGGGGATCCAGCACGGTATCGGCATAGGTTTCAGCGCTGTCAGCAATCGTTGCATCTATTGACACGACCTCGGGCGGTTTAAATTTTGGCCCAGCCCGCACCTGGTCGCTGTTGCCGTGGCGCAGCCGGCGCACCTCGTCGATCATGGCCCCGCGTATGCGGAGGTAAGCATAACTTTTAAACGTAGCCTTGCCGGGCCGGTATCTGCAGGCCGCCTCGATCAGCCCGATCATGCCGCACTGCACTAGATCCTCTCGGTCTATGCAATACGGAAGCCGCCCAAGATTTATGTTATACGCGATCTTTTCGACCATCTCCAGGTGCTCAAGTATAAGCTGCTCTTTTCCATACATGGCCCTCTCCTGTTCCTAAAGCGAAGGGGGGATTCCCTTCGCCCTTACGGCAGCACCTTGGCAATAAAGACCGCATCAGCCTGCGGGAAGGTCGGGAAGGACAGCGCTGCAGCTTTTGTCCAGACAGCAGGCGGCTCAGCCGTGGCGTCTACACAGGCATAAATGCCAGCGGTGTCTTTAGCCTCCACATGGATGTCAAGCAGCGCCTCAGCCGTAGGCCCCATCAGAGTTTCGCCCAGCTCGCCCGGAGGCAGCAGGGTGATCTTGGTGGAATCGTAATAGCGCACTGTGGAGTAAGTGCCATTTTCAGCCTGCACCCTGGCCCGCTCGTCGTTTGTGATTAAAACGGGCAGGTTCATGCTGCCCAACAGGGTGTTGAGCTGGGCCTCAGTAACGGCCTGGCTGGCTCCGGCGTCGCCATGAATGAGCTTGCGGATCTGGGCATTTTTCAGCAGGTTGGCCATAACGGTGTTGGAAGTCAGGCCCCTGGTAGGACGCACTCCGCAGGCGTCGACCACGGTGTTGACCCATGCGATCAGCATAGTAATCGGCTCTGCCAGAGCTTGATCCCAGTCTCCCTCTGCGTCGTTATGCGCATCCAGGTCGACGATTTGCCCGGAAGGCACTCCAAAGTCTACCGTCATCACCAGGCCATTCTCGGCCAGGGTAAAGCCGCCAGCAGACAGGGCGTCCATCCTCATTTTTTCGATCCTGGCATATACAGCGGCGATCATATTGTCCAGGTCGTTGTAAAGCTGGTTCTTAACCATATCAACATCACCGGCGCCGGCCCGTTTCAATGCCAGCAGCTGACGCTCGCCCAGGGGGATCTTACGCTTGATCGGCGGCAGCTCGCCGCTGACTTTTTCAGCTCCGTCACGGCTGGCGATCTGGGCCTCAGCACCAAAGGCCTGCAGTGAGGCCATGACCGTGAGCAGGTTCTGAGACTTCCAGTATTCCCAGGTCAGCTCGTTGACTGTTTTAACGGGGAAAAGGCTCGCTCCGATGAATGTCTGAGGCTGCCTGGCCCTGGCGTAAGCCAGTACCAGCTTGCGCTCGAATTCTTTTAATAGGCTGTCAAGCATTTATTTGCACCTCCGTGTAATTATATTTAGTCGTCCGCCTTAAGCGAATGTAATGGCTGGCAGGCAGGCCTTGACGTAATCGTCAGGCGCTTCAGGCAGGCGGGAAGTAATCACCCTGCCGCCGTCGATCCCGGTTACTATCTTGTCGCTGTGGGTAAGCCCGCCGCTCTCGGTAAACTGGCTGCAGAGCACGTCCTCTGCTAAGAGGCATTTTGGTATTACGTTGGCTGCGGCCCCGTTGGCCAGGACAGTGGCAGCGTCAGCAACAACGGCAGCGGCCCCGGTGCTGTCTCCCTCGTTGGCAGCGTCGACAAAGGTATTGTCTATAGCAGCATTAACCGCTGCAATGACCTGCGCCGCGGTGCTGGTGATCACTCCGTCCGCCCCGTTAGCTAAAGGAGCAGCTGCAGCTGCCACAACGGCAGCGGCCCCGGTGCTTGCGCCCGTGTTGGCAGCCTCGACCAGATCCTTGACCAGCAGGGTGTCGTTTACCGCTGCAATTACCTGGGCGGCCGTCGAAGTGATCGCGCCCGCTCCGCTTGTGGCCAGGTAAACGCGGATCTCGTCGTTCACCAGCTTGACCTCCAGCGGCTGGTCGTTGCCGGCCGGATCTATCAGGGCGACCTCGATCGCATTGCCTGCAGTACCGGCTAGTTTTGCAGTCCAGGTGATCGCGTTGTTGTTCCCTACCACTCCGGTGTTCAGGCTTGCCTGAACCCCTGCGCCGCGGGCAGCATTTACGATCACTGTGTTGTTGGCCACTAATACCTCAAGGGCCTGGCCGTTTATACCGGTGTCAACAATAGCAGTCCGGATCGCATTGCCGGCGACCCCGGCCAGTTTAGCCGTCCATAAAATAGCGTTGTTGTTCCCTTCTACTCCGGTAACCCGGGAGGCCTTGACGGCCGCCACGTATTTTCTGACCTTGCCTCCGGAGAGGCCTACGATTGTTCCCGCCAGCAGCTTTTTAAGGCCGGTCACCTCGTCCGCACTGATCACGGACGCATCGATCGTCAAGCCGCCGCGGATATAGCGCACTTCCTTGCTGTCAAGAAAGCTGATCTGCGCCGGAAAGGTTGTAGTTTTTAAAGCTAGATCCATCCTTTAGTCCCTCCTTTTGTTTTACCCCCTGGCTTTTCCCCAGGGATCAGTTGTTCCGGCAGCTGCCTGCCGTCCCTTGTTTCGTTCCTCGGCCAACTTCCTGGCGTCCTCTACCGGATCGCCTCCGCCGCCAGCGCCTGGGTTACTGCCGCTGCCGACCGCTCCGCTGCCTCCCTTTTGCCCGACCAGGTGCTTTTTGTTCTTGGCCAGGGCATCCAGGGCTTCCTTGGCCCCGGTAACCTTCTCGGTCTTGTCGTCGTAGGTTATACTTGAGCGGTCAACCAGGGCCACCGCGTCGTCTGGATCAATAAATCCCAGGGCGATCGCTTGTACCTTGATCTCGGCGTTGATCAGCATGTTTTGCGCTTTCAGCGTCACGTCCCCAGCCTTTTTTTCAGCCGCTTCACGTGCTGCCTTTTCCTTTTCCAGCTCGCTTTTACTGGCATCCTGGCTGGCCTTGTGAGCCTTGGCGGCCTCTTGCATGGCCTCGACACTTTCAAAGCCCAGGTCCTTGGCCAGCTTTTCCTGCTGGGCCTTGCTCTCGGTGTTCAGCCTGCGGTGGAAGTCCTTAGCGTCTTTAAATACTGCAAAAGGCTGGTCATTGCTCCCGCTGCCAGCTCCCCCTGCAGCGCCAGCTCCCCCTGTTCCGTCTCCTGCCCCAGCGCCTGCGCCAGATCCGGCGTCATCAAGGCATAAGTGCCGCCTCATGATCCTGTCCCACTTGTTACGGTATAGGCTCACAAAAAACATCTGTTCCCTCCTCCGGGTTTTAGGTCTCCCGTCGACCGTCTCCAGGGTTTTAAGGCCTCCCAGTCCGGCCACGTGCCTGTTTTCGCCCAGCACTAGGCCCGCCCATGCAGTTTTATGACTTGCCGGTGTTCTGGTCATAGCCGATTGCCTTTTTAGCGCCCGGCTCGTTTATACTTAAGGCCTGTATGCTGTCCATGGTGAGCAGCAGTTGGCCGTCTGTATCTGTAAAGCTCTGGACACCAGCAGCTTGGCTCTTGTATGTCTCCATCAGCCTGGCAGCCTCTGCGTCCGTCATTGTCCCGTTGATAAATTGGCCGCCTGTCAGCCAAATCAGGTAATCTTTCACCAATGCGACCCCCTGGGTTCGTATTTCCTCCGGTACCACTCCCAAAGCTGTTGATCACTGCTGAATTCAGGCAGATCCCCGGTTACCTGATCCCTGGTCTCGGCGTTGAATCCCTCCAGCGTCAGGACCTTAAAGGTCAGCACCCCGTCGTCCACAAGGTTGTCGTCCTCGTCCATCCGTTTGCGCTGCCAGGTGAAGCCATCAGGCGTCTCCGCGATCAGTTCCCCCGTTATGGTGTGCCCCCGCTGGGTGTCGTGAAAGCCGATCCAAGAGTCCCCCCGGACGACACAAACCCCGAGCCACCAAAATTCAGGCATCTCGGAGTCTGTAACCTTGTATAAAACCTTATTGTCGATCATATCTGGCTCCTAGTCCGTACCAGTTTTTCGATTTCAATACCGTTGTACTCGTTTATGCCCGCCGCTTTAAGCGCTTTTAACAGAGCCTGCCTTTCGGAATCGGTGTCGCAGTGTATTTCGCGCAGGTGCTCGTTACTGATCCCGCGCCGGAACATTATCTCGTTCCCTGTGCTGTAGCTGCGCTCAACCTGCTTTATATGGTTTACCGGGCTCAGCCGGTCACTGAAATGCCCGTATGTCTTGCCGAAGCTGTCAGAGTTGTAAGCGTACCAGTCCAGCCTCTCTAAAGCTTTGGTGTCGTATATCAACCGGTACCCGCCGCCCTTGTAGTGGGCGCCGTAAGAATACTTACCCTTGTTGCCTGCTGTTACCAATCGCACAAATGCGCTGTCAGCGCCTCCGCTGCCTTCGTCCGCCCCTTCACTCCCACCGACGTCGAACATTCCGGACTGGAATCTCTGGATAGAGGACATCAGACCGGGACTTCCCGGTTTAAGCATCTCAACGACTCGGTCAGGCTTGGTCCCCACTCCGGCCCAGAGGTTTACAGCCCCTGCCGAATTATATTTCTGGGCAATGCCCTCCTCGACGTAGGTCTTATAGCCCGGAAACACTTCTTTCTCTACCATGGCCATTGCCCTGGCCGGATCGGTCATCCTGTCCCGGAGAAACCGCTCCATTTCGGCGACCGTTCTTGTTTCAAAAGCTACCTTGGCCTCATCCTTGGGGAACCGCTGCCAGGCGTACAGGTTCAGCCTGTGCAGGTATTCGTCCTCAGCCCTGGGATCCATGGTCACCGGATCCAGGTTCAGCTTCTTTAAAAAGGCCTTTATGTCAGCGGCTGCCTTGACCCCGTCCTCCTCGTAAACTATAAACTCGCAGTATCCTGTATAAGCCCGCAGGCTTTCACTGGTGACGAAGGTCATTTCGATATTGGATCCCTCGGCGAGCGCCCAGGCCTCGCCTTTGAGCTTCATCTTGCCGGAGTCCGCTATATAGACCCCTGTATTTTCATCCCGGTGCCCGCGGTAGAACCTGATCCGGCCCCTTCTCGACCCCAGGGCCTTCATGCTGCTGCCCACATCCTTATGAAAAACCCTTGGCACTTTAAAGTATATCTGGAAGCCCTGGCGCCCGTCTATGCTGATCCGGCGCACTGTAATGACCTGGTTTTCCACCATCTTTGCATCTTTTTTCACACCAAAACCCAAAGGATTTTTCACAGCCGCGTCCAGATCGTCGAAAATGTCCGGAGTTTTACCAGGTTTTGGTGCCTTGACTTTCCGCGCCGCTTTCAGCTGCTGGATCCTCTCGCCCACTGCCAGGACGGTGTCCGGGATCGTATCCGGATCCGCCAGTACCTTGACCAGTTCCTCTTTAGTCATGTAGTTGAAATACTTAATATTGCCCTGGTCTGCCGCCATGGTCTTAAGGCTTTTGCTGGTCATCTGGTCCAGCTCAAACTTGCTTACGACCTTGGCCGCGATCGGCTGCGCCGACAGTTCCGCAGCTGTGACCTCGTCTAAAAAGCGGAAAGTACCGGTAAAGCTGGGATCACGCTGTTTTAAAAGTGTCGTGTAAAACTCCCGGTAAGACTCCCGCGCCAGCGCTTTACGCTCGACTATGGCGTTTAAAAGGCCCTCTGCTTCCGGACCCTTGCCCTTTAGGCTCTCGGCGTAGGATCTGAAAAGCTCTTTATATTCATCGTCCAGGATTGCCTCCAGGCGCTTTAGCGCCGGCAGCACCGCATTAAGATCCAGGTCTGTCTCATTCTTGGCAAAGGACCGGTATATCGTGTTGTAAAGCGGCTCCTGCTCGCCGTATGCGCTGTTAGGGTGATAGCTATATGACATCTTCCAGCTGTTTTTATCAGTCAGGTACCGGAAAGCCTGTTCTTTATCGGCCCCCAGGATCTGGCCGTCCTTGAGCTTTAGGAAGTTGCCGCCGTGGCTGTCGAAATTACCGATCGTCCAGTCAAGCACGTGCTCCTCCTGGATCCGCTTTATGTCGTCAGCGGGCAGCGTTTGCCAGTTCAGCTTTTTCAGGTCCCCTAAGACTTCCGGCTCCAGCTTCTGGAGGGTTCCGATCTTGCCCCCGACCTCAACGGCTTTAACTTCCAGCACGTTCTCAGCCGCATAAATCTTGCGGCCCAAAACACTGGCGGCCTCCTGTACATGCGCCCGGAAAGGCTCCGGCGTATAACCTCCCTTTGTGATGGCAGGCTTAAATATGTAATTTCCTCCCTGGGCGTCCGTGTAAATATGTTTTTGCCCGGCACCTCCCAGGTAAGACCCGGATCCCTTATAAGTCAGCTGGTCAACCGGTGGGATCGCACTCTTGACTGCCGGCAGCGGCTCAAGTTCGACCCGTTTGGGGATTATCGGAGGCTCTGACGGCGCCACAGGGATCACCCCGGCCTTTTGCAGGTCCGCGACCAGCTTGGACTCGGCGCTCTTTTTGGCTGCGGCAAACTGGTCGTCAAGGCTCTCTTTTGTGCCCAGCTCTGCCTCCAGCTTGGCGATCTCGGCGTCCAGATCCAGGTAAAGGCCGTAAGCGTGCCTACAGTTCGGGTGGAACAAGCCGGCGCCCTTGGCGCTGGCCAGGCTGCTGTGAGTCTGGTCGTTACCCGAAATAGAAAGGACTTCCCCCTGCCACGGCAGGCACTTGGGGCAGGGCTTTATATGGGTGCTCACCTTAATCAGGTCGTGGCCATTCTCCTGCAGTCTGTTGGCCGTCCCCAGGAGGTGGGCCTCCATGGTCGTGGTCCTGGCCACCATTTTGCTGTATGTGGTCATGTTCCACTCCCGGCCCTTAACATCTTGAAAGCCCGTGACCCCGTTGTCAGCCAGCCGCTCTCTGTAGTGCCTGGCCACCTGCTGCCATGACTCGTAGCCAACCGCTGTCCCGCGAACAGAAACCAGGGCCATGGCTCTGTATATGTCGTCAGCCTGCCGGCCGATTACCCGGGTAACATCAGCCAGCTTGGAGTAAGTGTTTTCAGCCAGGACCTTGACCGCCTGCTGGTGCACCTGACCAAATCCGGCCGTTATAGTCTTGACTCCCAGGAGCTTGGTCTGCAGGTCTGCAGTGAAGGCGCCGGAATAATAGAGCGCTGCCAGGTCCTTGTCGCACCAGTTTTTTGTGCCCTTCAAGAGTTCTGACTGGATCGCCTGGACGTTTTGCTGCATGGCCTTTAAATAGTCCAGGTTATTGCCCTTTAAAAGCCCCTTGTTGATTGCCTTTAAAATGTCGGACTCTGCATCCTTGTAAAGGTCCACCAGATTGATGATCTTTTTGTCGGCCAGCATCACGGCAGCAGTTTCCGGGTTGTAAACCTTGAGGAATTCCCCTACCTTTATGCCCTTGCCCAGGAATTGCTCGATCCCCAGCTCGTCAAGGGTATATTTATTAAACAGGTTGAAGCTCCCCATGTCCTGGCTGATGAATTTATCAAATGATTCATCCATCCCGACAAAGCCGGAAGCCTTAAGAAGGTTAAGCCATTCCTGTGTTACTTTGAGCTTTCGTGCCGGATCTGCCATGCCCTACTCCTCATCGTCTCCGTCATCGTCTCCGTCAGGGTTAGGAACCACTGGGCTCTTTTGCTCCTCTTTGATTGCCTTGATTTCGTCCTCCAGTGCTTTGCCCTCCAGGCCGTCCAGGCGCTGCAGAGCTGCTTTAAGGCTGGTCAGCCCGGCTGTCTTTCTGCTCATTTCAATGTCGGCCTGCTCCTTCGGATCTGCCGGCAGGCCGTCCGCCCAGACGATCCTCGGCGCCTTCGGCTCATATGACCCCGATCCCTTGGTCACGTCCAACACCTGGGCTATATAGACGGCTGTCTTGATCGCCTCGTCAAAATACAGCTTTTTCCGGTTTACTTTTGCAAGTGTCCGGATCATCTTATATTTGAGCGCCCGCCCAGACTCAGCAGTGCCGCCCTTGTCCAGACCAAAAGCAGCCGGCGCGATCTCAGAGCACATCATCATGATCTCCAGGTACTTCTCCAGCTCCTTGAAAGCGGCGTCAAAAGAGGCATCCCAGACCAGGTAACGGGGCAGATCCCCGACCTCCGCGGCGTTGACCTCCATGCACTGCAGATCCTCTTTTTCGATATAATAGCGCTTGTTTGCAGGATCCAGCTTCATTGACCCAGGCGGCAGGATCAGCTTGGGATCGCTGTGCTTATCCAGGATCCGGTCGATCCGGGAGAGCCGGTTGTTGGTACCGTCGAAAAGGCTTTCCATGTCATGGTAGTCGGAGATCCCCCAGAACATATCATCAAGGCGCCAGTTGGGCACGTGGGTTACTAAAAGCCCTGGATATCCGGTTTCGACCAATTCCTCAACCTCGGCGTATTCCGGAAAGGTTGAAAGCGGCACTTGCGTTTTAAGCTCCCCGTCCTTGAGCTTCCAAAGCTCGTTTATGATCTGGCCGGGCTTGTGGATTTCTTTGCGTATATAGGTGTCGTCCCCCAGTTTCTTCTCCCAGGCCAGGGTGCATCCGGTCATTTCCTGGATATTGTCCCCGTTCAGCTCAGGAAAAAAGTAGTCAGGCGGCTGGCTTTCGATAATCGGCAGCATGTCGGTGTCCCAGGCGTGCAGCTTGCCCAGCCTGTTCTTTATGCAGACGTCTCCGCGCCAGCTGTTGGATAGCCCCATCTCGTAAAGCCTGGGCAGCATTTTGTTGTTCGTCCAAATAGCGTCAACGGCCATCTGCTCTTTGCTGTCCGGCTCTCCAACAACCACTTTTAATTGCTCGCCGAAAAGCAAGTCCGCGCATATCTTTGAGATAAGCCCGGCATAGTTGCAGACGATATAAATTATTGACTTGTCGGCCTCGCGGTCCAGAAAGTTCTGGATCCTCTTGAATACGTCATGGTGCTGTCCCTTAAAGAGCAGCCTGTTTTTTGCGTATCCTTCCCGCCTGGCGCTGTGCCCCTCTGGCGGCCATTTATCAGCCATACTTACCACCCCCTTGGTTTTTGTGCGAACGTCCTGACCATCTCCATGGCCTTGGTGTACAGGTAGAGCAGTGCCTGGCTTGTCGCGTCCACCTGGTCGTCAAACGGTACCCGCGGGAATTTTGCAAAGCACTCGATATAATCGTGTACCCATGGCGCAAGCAGCGGATCCGGCAGGTAGACGTTCCCTGCCTCCTGCAGCGGCGCCACTGCGTTGGCCCGTGATATTTTCCCGCCCTCAGGGCTGACCTCGCGGATCCCTGGTACCTTACCCTTAAGCATGGCCACCACGGCCGGGCCATTGGCTTTATCCTCCACCAGTTTGGTGCGGGCCAGCGGCCATTTGGCTGACAGGGTTATGATCGCCTGCAGCGTTCCCGGGAAGTCCACCTGGGCCAGGAATTGATCGAGAAGGTAAAAGTCTGCCAGCTTGCGGCCCCAGACCTGACCGCAGACAAAGTCCACCTTTTTGCCCTTGCTTGCATCCAAATCTTTGAAAGTGCAGTCCCAGCTCTCTATGATCTGGTCAAATGACGGCGCGACCCGGTAAAACTTCCATTTGTCGCGCTTGAACATTCCCCCGGCCTTGGGCGAAGGCTCCTGCAGCACCTGGCAGCCGTAACCGTATGATCCAAGAGACTTCTTCAGGGCGTCAAGCTCTTTGCGTCCCATCCGGTCCGGACAGAGGAGATCCCCCTGCTCTTTGACGATACTCTTGCCGCCCGGCATCACGATCGTGGTCTTTGTCTCGAATTCCCCCGGCAGCTTAAGGTGCTCATAACCGCCGATCTCGGCCAGTATATGGCCGGTCAGGTCCATCTCATGGAGGCGCTGCATGACCACAATAATGACGCCTTTTTTTAGGTCGTCCAACCTGGTTGAAAGAGTTTGGTCGAAGAACCTGATCCCTTTTTCGCGTTCGGTATCGGACTCGGCTTCTTCCGGGTTCTGCGGATCGTCCACTATGATAAAGTCGCCGCCCTTGCCTGTGGCCGTGCCTCCCACCGACGTGGCGATCATCGTGCCCCTGCGGCTGTTGCTGTACTCAGTTTTGAGGTTCTGGTCTCCGGCCAGCCGGTATTTGTGGCCCCACCTCCTCCGGTAATAATCAGACTGGATAATCGTCCTGCGATCAATAGAGTGCTTGGTCGACAGGCTCGCTGAATAACTGGCAAACAGCCAGCGGCTCTCGGCCCAGTCGATCCACATCCAGGTGGGGAACATGACCGTGACGCCGTTTGACTTCATCGTCCTGGGGGGCTGGTTAATAATCAGCCGGTTTATCTGGCCGGCTTTAACTGCCTCCAGGTATTCGCATATGGCGTCAATATGCCAGTTGTGACTGTACGGCCGGCCTGGCTCAATAATGTGCCAGGTCTGTTTGATATACTCAGAGAGGCGCCGCCTGGCTTTTTCAGCCTGTATGTCCTCCAGCGTCAGCTGGTTTAGACTTGCTAATGATATACTCAAGTGCGGCCAGCTCCTCATCATTTAGCTTGCTGAGATCCGGTTTGTATTCGATCGGCTTGCCGTCCCGCCCGGACAGCTCAAGCTGCTCCGGTGACTTTGGGAGTACGCCTAAAGATTGCATGGCCTTGATAAAAAATTCATCTTCGTTGGCAATGTCATTTAAAATGCGGCGCCTTAAAACCGGGTTTTTCGGGATAATGACCACTTCGGATTTCTTTTTGCCCGTCGTGACAGTTTCGGTTTCCGTTTCCCCGGCCTTGGTGTACTCGTTCCAGCGTTCTCTCTGCCGCTCCTCATAGGCTGCCTGGATCTCGAATATGGCCTGTTCTACCGGCTTCTGGATAAGGGCCAGGCCACGGTCGAGGCCGTACTCGTGGAGTGCCTTTATGTCCCGCTCAACCGTTGCCTTTGATATCCCCAGAGCCTGCGCGATCTGCTCCTCCGGCCACTTACGGATATACCGAAGGCGCAGCACCTTAGCCCGCCGCTCCTGCATCTTCTTGCTCGGCCCCAGGGTGTACCGTCTGTCCTTTGGCTCAACCATCGGTATCAGCTCCGGCAAGGTAGTCAGCGGCCATCATTTCCAGCGCCATCCCCCGCGGGTTCTTGGCATAGTTCTGCATATTGGCGATATGGTCGAGCGCCCTTTCCACGATCTCGATCTGGTCAGGGTAAAGAATAAAATGAATCCTCTTGGGCGCCTGCCCTGTAACCTGCTGTCTTTCCATCTGGCTGTACTCAGGCGGCAGCTTTAAGAGCGCCAGGCTGTCCTGCAGCTGCAGTTCGCTGTAAGGGAGCCTTTCGGCCAGCTCCGGCAGCGACATGGTCTTGTTAAGCTCGGCCAGGAGCGCCGCCAGCTTGGCGGGTACCGCGGTCCCCCTCATGTAATTCAGCTGCATAGTCTTGAGCTTGGCCTCGTCGTCGTCCATTTCCACGACCACGGCCGGAATGATATCTGCCCCCAGCTCGGACATGATCCGCCAGCGGTGCTCCCCGTCCACGATCTCCCAGACATCCCCGGAGGCCCGCACGGTGATCGGGCTGACAAAGCCGCGGCTCTTAATATCGGATTTCAGCTTGGCATACGTTTTGGCGCTCAGCTTGTTAGGGTTCCACGGGTTCGGCTTGATCTTGTCGACCCGCAGGCTCTTAAGCTCTATCTGCATTTGTCCCCACCTCCCGCAAACAAAAAAAGGCAGGGAAAGCCGAAAGTAAGCCCACTGTCGTGGACTCCTCCGGCGCTCCCTGCCAGCTCCCCGTTATTTCTTGCGCTGATCAGCCCCCTGATCATTTTTTGCTCCTTCGCCCTTGTCCCTTTTCTCGGCCGCGATTACCATGATCCGCTCGGCCTCTCCCTGTTGCCCTTCGGCTGCCAGGCGTTTGGCCACGTTCAGGACAGCTTCGGCTCCGCTCGCCGGGCTGCCCTCTGGAGCGATCTTCAGATCCTCCTCGTTGTCCTGGTTGTTGACCAGGCCTCCGCCCTTTAGGTCGTCCAGGTCCACTCCGCGCAGGTCGTCATAATCGATCGGCACGGCCCCGGTTATATGTTCCATGCCCTCGGTACCCGCATCCTGCAGCTGGCCGCCTGTGCATAACTTGCAGCAGCTGCTTGTACACTGCTGGTGTCCCCCCGGCTCTCCGTCGACCTCCATGCGCCTGGCCATGATCTGTCGCTCAAATGCCGACCTATATTCCCCGTCTTTCATACCACTGCCCCCTTTAGGCTCTCGCCCTTGTATATACCGTTTTCGTATTTGGTGACGTTCTGCCAGGCTGAGCAGTCAACCTGATTGCCCCAGCAGTGCCAGCCTGGTATAAGCTGCCGGGCGAATATCTCCAGCTTCGGAGCGTCCCCAACAAGCGCCTGGGCAATCCAGTACTGGTCGTCAGGCTTTGCGCTGTGTTCCGGGCGCGGCCTGGGCGCTATGATGGCGCCGGGGATTCCCTGGTTCAGTCGGATCCGGCTGACCACTCCCTTGAGGCCGATCAGCATTTCCTCGCTGCAGCTCCTCACCGTATGGCCACCGCTCACCTGGTAAACAAAGCGGCCCTTGCGCACGTCATACCTGGCCTTAACCCAGGGCACGGCCGTGCTGTATTTAAAGCCCCAGGCCTCGATCACCCTGGCCGGCATGGACGGCTCTAAGTCGTCGATCTTGATCGGGTGTGTGCTCCAGAGGAGCAGGATCGCGTCATCAGCTGTGATTGACTTTATCCACTCGCCCATGGCGCAAATCTCGTCTATGCCCATAGTTTTGTAAACCGGGCGCTTGCGCTGCCGCCCTTGATATTCCGGACTTAGGCGGGTGCCCTGGTCTTTATATTTCCAGGGTGGATCGGCCAAAATCAGCTTGTACTTGGTCATATCAGCTCACCCTTTTGCTCCAGGTATTCGGTGAGCTGCTGCCGGATCTCTTTGGCCACTTGGACGCTGACGGGCACTCCCTGGATCTTCACAATCCCCTCTCCGGTGACCTCGATCGGCTCGTTCAATACCAGCCCCAGCTTTATGGTTGGCAGCTCGTGAGTCTTTCGCTCGATCACAACCTCAGTTTTGCCTGTGACGTAAACCCCGTCTATCTTAAGCAAGAAATTTCTTGGCCCCAGGACGGCCTCATATTTCTGTAGCTCTGACATATCTGTATCAATCCTCCAGTTTATCTTTCGCCCTTTCGTCGGGCGTCTATGATCTGTGCGTAGGTCCTTACCTCCGGATGTCTGATCCTGAACCTGACCCAGCCGATCGTGTGCTGCTCTCCATGATGCAGCCAGCACAGCGGACAGACGTTCTCCGCGGTGTCGTCTCCACCGGCTCCCCGGCTCTTGACGTGGGCTGCTTCGGCCTGCAGGTTGCAGCTGTCAATGCAGCACTGCTCACGTCGGACGGCCTGCAACAGCTCTTTGTCAACCACCCGGCGACACTTTGACAGAAGAAAGACTCCGCTCATAAATTTTTCCTCCCTGCTTGTCTGCGTGCCGGGCGCCGGCGTTCTTTTGACTTGATTATCAGCTGACTATTTGACAGGTGTCAATGTATGGAAGTGCTAAAGATACCGGGATAAATCATCCCTCAAGTGCTCGCCTTAGCTCATAGATATACGCCGGGTGCAGTAATGAAAGAAAAGCAGCAGTGCAATATTGAATTTCTGCCAGACGGCGGCAGCAGCTCCTCTCGGAAATGCCCCACATTTCCCGGAGTTCGGCCATGGTCAGGCGCTTATGGTAATGATAGAACACTATTTTCCGGTGTTCTGAGTGCATGGCTTTTCTTGATGCAGACAGGGCTTTTGTGACCGCTTCCAGTGTTTCCCGGGAAATTTCTGCCGGCCGGACGCACACATTACCACCCGGTGTGATCCTCTCCACCATGATCCTGCATCTCTCTCCCCCCTCCCCCAGGGCCTTTACCATTTGTCCCTCGTTTTTGAGGATCCACTTGACCATTTTAAGGTTTTCCATGGCTTTAGCTTACCTCCGGGAACTCGTTCCACTCCCGGCCATCCAGCAGCCGGCCAGCAACCCTTTTGCCCATACGGTCCATCCACATTGAGCCTGGTATTTCTTTGTCGTTCTCATCATTGAGCCAGTTTGGCGCATACTCTCCCCACTGTTTAAAGAAAAATCTCGTCCCCGCTGCCTGGCACTGATCGCGCAGGTTCCTTGCCCAATCCCGGTGCATCGGTCTTGCGCATGGACCTGATTCACCGCCACAGATCACCCAGTCAATGGCCGCATAATAGATATTACTGGAGCCACATTTTTCGCAAATTACATCAAAATCGCCCGCTTCGTGGTTTGACTCAGTTGTTGTTTCTATAATGCCACAATGCTTACAAAAAGCTGCCGGGCCGTATGCGCCATGCCCATCTAGCCACGCTCTTAAATCCACCGGCCCCAGCATCGGCTCCACGCTCACAAACCGAACCGCCGCCGGTATCTGCAGCAGTATCGGGATTCTCTTATCTGCCTGCTCCTGATTTTCAGCAGTAACGCCAAGCCAGACGTTGGGCAGTGGCCAGGGGGAAGGCTCAGCATTTACACCTCTTAATGTTTGTAGCCATACATCGTTAGCTACTGTTTCATGGCTCATTATTTCCCTCATACGCTCTGGCCGCTTTGTTAAAAGCAAGAATGTATGTCGGCTTGTTTCGGCCATAACCGAAAGAGCGTCAATTATAAACATTGTCGGTACATCTTCGTGAAACAGATCACCCATGGAGCAAACAAAGATCCTACTCGGCTTCCTCCAATGCAGGGGTTCTTCTAATCTATCCTGGTGAAGCGTCACCTTGAAAGGATCATCCTTCGGGTATCCTGCGCGGCCGGCCAGGCGCTTGCTCATGCGCTCGGCGTAGCAGTTCTGGCAGCCGGGGCTTAATTTTGTGCAGCCTGTTACAGGATTCCAAACTCGGTCAGTCCATTCGATTTTTGAGTTACCCATGATTCACCTCTCTCCTTGGATTCACATAAGGCACTACATCACCGCGTTTTTCTTTTCCCAGAGTCGAAAGCCTATCTTGAATCCATCTATACCAATCTCTATGGCTGGTTTTCAGTGGTATAAACCCTGCGTCTGCAGCCACCTTCCTATATTCCTTCAGTTCTCCGCTTGCCCAGGCCCGGGGAAGGTACAACCACCAGGGCTCATATAAAATACTCAGTTTATCCGCCCAGCAAAGAGGCGAAGGGCTTATACCAGCATTCCTGGCGTAGTGTCGCGAATGGTACAGGCAAAGATCGTAATATTGCACCATGCGCATTTAACTGGCCCGTCTCCGCTGTCAGTGCAATGGCAGCCGACCTCCACCGGATCCTCAGAGTCCATTAATTCCAGCAGGCCCCGCAGGGCGTCCTCCAGCTGCTTGATCCTTTCCTGGCCAGCCTCGGCTTTGTGTCTCAAGCAAACGATCCGCTGTTGATAGCTTGGGTTCTCTTGCATCAGGTGCCCGTTTGCTGCTATCTGCCAAAATTGATCCGCTATTTCCCCGGTTAGGTTCTCCCTGGCCCATTGCCAAAGGCGCTCTGTGTCCGCGTGTCTGCTGTCGGTCATTATCTGCTGCAGCTCGGCCTCCTTCCACAGGAGCTGATTCTCGGCGCGGAGGTCGTCGGCAGATTTAAGTACGCTACATACCGGACAGTTTTCGTGATGCGTACCATTGGTCTTTTCCCATATGTGTCCACACTCATAAAGATGTATCTCGATATCCCGTTTCATCCGGTACCAGCTCCCTTAATTGTATTGCAGCCGCTCCTGACTGTCTGATCGCAGCTACTAAGTTGTTGAAATACTTAGGCGCCATTCTCTCCCTAGCATGCCTGACCATATCCTCAGTGTGTTTTATAACGTCGGCCGCCCTTGTTCTAAGCTGTTCGTTCACGTCATTGAGTTTCATTATCTCGGCCCGGTGGGCTGAGAGGCACAGCTCAGAGGTAATAAGAGCCTGGTGCTCCTTTTGCGCCTCTGCCGTCGCCTCTTTCAGCCTCTTGCTAAAATAGTCCTCGCGGGCATGGGACTCCTTCAGCAGCACTTCCAGCTGCTTGGCCTTGCCCTCAGCCGCCAGCGCCCTCTTTATCGCATAGGGCCACCCGTGCATAGCCGTGCGAATAAATCCTAAATGCGACACGTTGCCCGCGGCCGTCTCGATATACTTAAGATCAGCATTAAGATCCCGCTCCATCATTTGCTAGCTCGCCTCCCCCACAATGTCCCGCAGCCTGCAGGCGATCCTGGCGGCGCTTAAGGCTGCCTGTTCCTCGCCTGCGTGTTCCAATAGCATGGCCTGGGTGAAAATAGCCGGGTAAATTGTTCTCATAAGTTCCAGTAGGCTCTTGTTTTCAGCCTCAAGATCCTCTTTGAGCTCGCAGCCAGGGCAGGGCCTAAGCTCCCGCCCTTTTCCCCTGTGTTTATTACCGCTCATTCTTCGCTCACCCCCAAGGCTTTTTTAATTTTGCCCTGCTGCGCCTACCCGATCACTATACCTAATAGGCAGCAGTACAATGGTTATGTCCTTGCTTTCAAATGTCAGTGGTTCAAGCCATCCTCTTACATAAAGGTCAAACTCGCCATCCAGGACCATAAGGGCTGTATCAAGGTATTCTTTATTTAGCCCGATTCTTACGCTGTCAAAATCAATTTTTACACATTCAACATCATTGTTATCGGGGTTAAACTTAAAAGGCGAAGGTTTAAAAAGGGAGTAGAAGTTTTCAGGCTTTATGCCAGAATATGCCTTTGCCCCTTCTTTTGAAGGTATCACTCGGTGAACATCGGGGAATTCAACGCCTGTCTTTACGTGGTCCTTGAAGTTTTCCCTGACATCCCACTTTATTTTTGTGTTCTTCAGTTCGGCCTGGATATGCGGGCATTTAATTATTATCAGCCTGTGTGTTTCAGACGCTTGAAGCTCGGTTTCGGTTATATTGATATATTGAAATTGATGGCGGCCATTGTCATCAGCCTTAAAAGAAAAGTACGAGGCCTTAATAAAGTCATTTACAAATGGATCGTCGGTGAATTTGTTTATCTCGTATATTTTCTTTTCCAGCATCTTTGTTTTGACTGCCTTCATCTGCATTTCAATGCGATGCATTTTGGATTCCATGTCGTCCAAGTCGGACTGCAAGTCTTCTATTTCTGACACGAGTTGGTCATATTCATTTTCCAGCCGCTTATACTCTTTATCTAGTCTTATTAGCTCATCATCAAGGTATAACACTATACCTTCACCTCAGCTTTCTTCTTTGGTTGGTCGACTATAAAAGACTCAAGATCCAGCTCCCAGAATTCCTCCCTGGGGAATTCGCTTTCCATCCCCAGCAGCTTGCAGGTCTTGTCCTGGAATTCCTTAAGGGCGACGGCCACGGCCCTGGCGTCCAGCAGTGTCTTGCCCTTACGCCAGGACTCCGGATCTTTAAGCGGCCCCAGCTCTATAGCCTGGTCGGCCGCTTTAATGAATCCTTCAGCGTCTATCCGCTGCAGTCTATACGCAAAGCGCATTACTTCCTGGTACCCGTATTTGTAAGTCGTGCTCGTTATTAATTACCTCCCTGCTTTTGTATCTGGGATCCCGCCCCTCGATGATCGAGAGCGCCATCTCCATACCGTTATATAGTCCCAGGCTGTAGCTGGGATCCTCTCCTTTACTCAGCTGGCCTGCCTGCGTTTTTATAAGGTCTCTGATATTGTCCACCCGTTCTTGTGTTGTTGCGTCCACCTCGTTGGCCTCCTCCCCGGTGAATATGCCCCAGAATTCGTCAACCTTGGTAAGATAGTCTTTGCCCCGTACCTTGTAACACTCAAAATCCCGGAAGTGAGCTGAAGCCGGGCCTCCCCGCTTATGTGCCGCCATTGAGGCCCGCCAGTAGATCCAGGGCACCACGTAAAGATCCGTGCTCATGTGCCCGGCCAGGATAAACGACAGCCCCCCAGGGTTCTGCAGCATCCAGACGTCTAAAAATTCGGCCTGGTGCGGCTGGACGCCAGACTTCCCGGCAAAGGGGATCCGATCCTCGCTGCAGTCCTTGGCGTCAAAGGCCAGGGGCCTTCCGCGGTAGGCTCCTAAAAAGTCCACCGCGGCCTTTCTCTCCACCTTGGCGCTCACGATCCGGCCGCCCTGGCGAAGTGGTTTCCACTCGGTCGGCACTTTATGTATGACAGCCCGCCCGGCAGCTCTGTACTGGTTGTTTAAATACTCAATTACCGTTTCAAATGCCAGTCCTTTATTCGCGTAAGCGTTATTTGCCATTTCGGCCTCTTTTTCTCTTAACCGTGGCCGGCTTCTTCTTCTCGACGACCTGGCACTGCAATGACATTTTTAGCTTTTTGCCGGTATTCTCCAGCCTTTCCTCGGGCAGTTGGAGAGACTCAGGCTCGCAGCCGTCTGCCCGCTTTTTGCAGTTTACGCAGAATAAATATTTAACCACATCGCCAAACGGGATCCAGCCGACCGTCCTTATTTTTCTAGCCATTTAAAACTCCTTTGTGCTCTTGGATGTTCCGTCCCAATCGCTATTTAGTTGTTTTTTAAGTGGGCACAGCTGTTCAAAAGCCCAACTATCGGCAATTCTGCAGAATACAAGCGCTACCCCTTTCGTGTTATACCCCAGGTGCTCGACAAAAAAGCGGCACGCCAGGCAGATATGCAGGCCATCGGTCATCTACAGGCCACTTTGAGTTGTTCTTTTTGTTCCCGGCGCCAGGATCGCAAGACCTGGCCCGCTTTCTTAAAGTCTTTTTGGTTCAGTTTTTCCTCGCTGCGATCAATAAGTCGCCTGTTTTTCCGGCTCAAGCTGACCACCTCCCTCATGAACATATAAAAGCCATACTTCATGCCGCTCCGCTTTGCCGCAGCCCAACAATGCAAACGCCATAACCACGCTTTGCCTTGGCCTCGCACCTCATTGCCAATGCTTCGCCTCACCGTAACTTGCCGCAGGCATACTCTGCAACTCATAACCGTCGCAAAACTTAACTGGACCGTCGCCCTTCCATGCTTTTCCAGCGCTGGGGCCGCATCGCTTTACCATCGCATAACTTCACTTGACCATGCCCTTGGGCTGCTATAACGGAGCCCTGGCCCGCTTGGCCTTTCCCCTGCTGAGCCTAGCATTTCAATACCCTTGCATCTCTTTTCAATACCAAAGGTCCACTTCGCTTGGCTGCCATAGCTTAAATACCCTGTGTCGCATTGCACTTCCCCCGCACAACCATACCAGACTTAGCAATCCAGTGCCGCTGCTCCTATTTGCCCAGCATTGCCCCCGCTCCTCTTTACCTTTGCTTGACGCCGCATCACCACCGCGTTACCGCGCTTGACCCAGCTTCGCCCTTGCGCTACTTTTCTATGCCGGCGCGATCGCTCACAGCTCATTTCCTTGCCTGAGCACTGCTTTACCATTCTTTGCCAGCGCCTCGCGAAACATTACTTTGCCTCTGCTCTGTTAGGCATAGCCATGGCCAGGGGAGGCTTTACCCTTGCTCAGCTCGCGGCTGACTGCTCGCCCAGGTCTTTAATTTTGTATTCAAAGCGTCCATAAGAGCCGTTCCGGAATTGACCCAGGCCCTTAAATTGTCCGTATTGCAGCAGTGTGTCAATAACTTCACGGTTAATATTGGTTGCGCTTTTGCTTTTCGACCTGGCGCTGACCTCGTTTTCAAGGATCTTGATCTTGATCTCAAAACTGGTGCCCTCCGGAACGCAGTCTGATCTTACGACCGTGACCCTCGGCCCCTGCATGGTCATACAGCGCAGCGGCCTCTCCAGAACATCCAGATCCGGGTGCCCTTCGGTCAGGTAGATCCTGCGCGGCTCTATAAATACCAGCTGGTCGATCTTGCTCCGCAGGTTGGTGATCTTCAGCTGCTCTTTGAGCACGTTCCCGGCTTCTTTCAAAAATCCCAGGATCGCATAGTCGTAAAGAAAATAACCTCGATCGTCCCTGTGAAAACCAGTCCAGCCGGCCCGCTCGATCTTTTCTGCGCTCTCGTCGGCCTCCGGTACCGTCTCCACTTCCGTGCTGCCCAGTTTAGGATCCGGCGCCTTGCTGGCTATATAGCTGGCGTAAACCTTGGGATCCTTGGGTACCGTACCCAAAAGCGGCTCGGTCAGTGTAATCCCAACCTTGAAAATGTCAAACTTTAATGTCACCTGCTACTCCCCCTTGGTTTTATTTTTAGGCTTTCGCCTTAACTCCCCGCACTGCCAACATCCAGTTAGTTACATCATCCAGCTGCTTTTTCTGTTGGGCTGTGAATTTATCCAGCCACCGCTCCGGGATCGCTTCGTAGCCGTAATAGACTCCGGCCAGACCCCCGGCTATGGCCCCGATCGTGTCCGCGTCGCCGCCCAGGTTGACGGCTTTGATTATGCACTCCTCCAGGCTCTTTGTCCCGACGAGAGACCAGAGAGCACAGATCAGGGAATCTACTGTATAACCTGTTGGACTGGCCGGGCATTTATCCAATGGCCCCGTAAGGACCTGGTCTCTGATCCGACTGCGGATCATGGTCCGGACGTTAAGAGCCTCCGGGTTGAAACGCTCGGTCATGCTGCCCCAGAGCATGGCCTCAAGATTGTCGGATTCCGGACACATCAAAAATCCTCTGACCAGGTTGCAGTAAATTGCGCAGGTCATACCGGCCTGGATATCCCAGTGAGTCATACGGGCGATCGCTATGGCCATTTTATAGACGACTTCCGGATCCTCGTAGGCCAGGGCCACCGGCAGCGTCCTCATTAAGGCGCCGTTGCCGGCCGTTTTCATCCCTGACATATGGACAGCGTTTGCCGCCTGGTGCCATTTGCTGCCGTCAATTGGCCCCCTCGGTTCATCGGCCTTGTATTGGCGCAGGGCAGCTCTGATCGTGGATCCTATGTCTGGCGGATCCGTGGCCATCCAGGCCAGGAAGTTCTTGCCGATCTCCTCGATAGGATCCTCCGGATTGGCCAGGATCCCGCGGGCCACCGCGATCGTCATGTCCGTGTCGTCTGTCCACTGGCCGGGCTTTAAGTGCAGCCAGCCGCCGCCTATAATATCTTTTAGTTGACCGCCGAAATGAGTGTTTATTTGCTCTGCGGTCATGAATTCCAGAGTTGCGCCCAGGGCGTCCCCGCAGGCCAGCCCGTAAAAGCCGCCCTTTATTCGAATATCAGGAGCGTGATACTGTCCAGACCTCCGACAGAGCAAAACACATTGCCCTCCAGTTTGTCGTAAAACTCCTGCGCCCTGATGATCGCGTGCTGGACCTTCGCCTCGTAGGGGAGACTTTGTTTTTGACGGAATTGATATGCTTCCAGGAATACCTCTTGAGTCACAAGACCGCCTCCCGCTTCCTCTCCGCTATTTTGGTTATAATATCCGCCACCACAACCCCCGTCCGGGTCAACTCCGCGTCTCCCTGGATCAACCCGCTCTGGTTCAGCCTGGCCAACTGGGCACGGGAAACAAGCAGCAGGTTGCCCGGGTCAAAATTCCTCTTGTTTCCGTCTCCAAAGATGACCGCGTGCCCTGGAGGTACCGGCCCGTTGGTGGCCTCCCAAATCAGGATATGCTTGCCCTTCCAGTTCCTTTGCAGTTGTCCATCGGCTACTTTTATATCTACATAGCCGTCTCCGTTTATCCGCTCGGAGCCCACGGGCACCCAGTTCCATGCTTTGTTTCCCTTTTTGAATTGGGTGGGGACACAGCCAGGGTAATTTATTCCCTTCATGCCTTTATTAAAAGCCACGTGACCTTTGGGGAAGTAGCCGTTAACTCCGCTGTTGAGCTTGAATCTGGCATAATATCCCTTAATTTGTGAATGTGTGTAGTCAGCGTCGAACGTTTCGTTCAACAGGCCGGCCATCTCCTTTGGCCCGACGCCTATATGATTAGCCTCGATAAAATCCCTAACTTCGTCCGGGTAAAGCTTGGATGGCATTCCGGCCGGTATACCTTTACGGCGGCCGTTTTTTAGATTGTGGTTTTTCATAAACGACTTCATTCTTGACTCAGTGAAGTCTAGGCCAAATTCAGCGTTGACCAGTGCGGCCAGGCCCCTAACAGTGATTCCCCGCACGTTCTCAGATATAAAATTCTTAACTTCTTCCGAGTATCGCCGCATATGCTAATCCCTCAAAAAATCGGCCTTAAGCATCCTGGGTATCTTTTTGCCGCCGCCGTCTTTGTCGTCTTCTTCGATGCCGTATTCAGCCCGGAACTGTATTCCTTTCAACACCAGCGTGCCGTTGGCAATAATTTGCGACGCCAGGCCCGTCACCGCTTTGGCCCTCACTATCTCTTCTTTAAGCTGCTCGCCCTTTATGTCCTCATCGCCCAGCCGCTCCAGCTGGGCAAACAGGTGATTATTTAAATCTCCAAGTGTGTTTTTCATCTTTAACCACCTACCTCAGTCTATAATCAGGACCCTCACAGAGCACCAGGCGCCCCCGGCACATTGCAAAAAGCCTTGAAGCCGTGGCATCCCCTATTCGCTCGGCCAGGGTGTCCCTGTCCTCGTTAGTTGAAAAACAAGTCGGCAGCCCTTTCCGGTACCGGAAGTTAATAACCCGGTAATACTGGTTTAAGACCCATTCCGTGGTCTTGGCCTTGCCCAGGTCGTCCCAGATCAAAAGCTCGGCGTTTTCTAGTCCCTGGATGACGTTTTCAAAGCGGTCCGTATCGTCGGCAAACTGCCCCTGCCGCAACTCGGCCACTATGTCCGTATCGTTTACCATGAGCACCTGCACGCTGCGCCTTAATAGAGTAAGCGCGATCACGGCCAGCAAATGGGTTTTCCCCAGGCCGTAGGAATTATGCTTATCCCGCAGCGCCGCCCTTCTCACAGTGTCGGGAGTCTGCCTGATTATGCTCTCGCCCACCACGGCCATAAAGCCGATCCCGTTCTGCCGCTCGTGACGTATTGTCTCAAAGTTTTCCGTGTAGTCTTTGGCCGTAGCGTACATCTCGAACGTGTGTTTTTCTGGCTTGTAGTTATAAAAAGTCGCGTCGGTGAAATTGCGGTCGACCATGCTGCTCCTGATCCGGCGCATGATCTGCTTGCTCTTGCGGCACTCGCATAGAATATAAACACCGTCGCCCCGGTCGTACATCTCGTGATCGCCACACTTCGGGCACTTACTTTGCAAGCATGTGTCCAAAGGTCTCTTTTGTGCGTTCAATCCGCTTCTCGATGTCTGAGATATCATGCTTTCCACCGGGCTGACCTCCTCTCTTGCGTTCAAGCACCATCCTTCTCATGATTCCGGAAGTATAATCCTCCCGCTTTGACTGGTACTTGCGCATGTGGATATCTAGGGAATCAAGGACAATCTCAACAGGAAACCGTTCCCAATATTCCATTTCTCTTGCGACGATAGAGTCCGCGATCTTACCGGTGCGCCTGGTAAACCTGATCGTGTCCCAGTATTTCCGGATAAGAGTCAACTGCCCGCTAGTGTATCTGGGAAACCGCGTCAAGATGTCCTCGATAGTTTGTTTTGGTTTAAGGGGGGTAAGGGGGGTAACAAGTTTTTCTTTAAGATCTTTAACAAGTATTTCTTTAGGAGCCCCGGAGTCCGCGCCGTCATTGGGCTGCGTGTCCTGATCGGTTACTGTTTTGGTAACCTCACCTTCAGCCAAAGTTACTGTTTTGGTAACCTCGCCTTTCTCATGGGTTACTGTTTCGGTAACTTTTTTAGCTTCAAAAGTTACCATATCAGTAACTTTTCCTTCATTAGAAGTTACTGTTTTAGTAACTTTTTGCATCTCTTTGTCATCATTAAAGTTACTGTTTTGGTAACTTTTCAGGTCATCAAGATTCCTTTTCAGGATAGCGCACAGGCGATCAGCGCTGGCCCCTTTAACTTGCCCCACCTTCCACTCATCGTAATTCTTGTTAAGAGTGATCCGGTTCACTGTCCAAAAGATCACTCCCGCCTCTTGCAGCGTTTCAAGCTCCCTGCGAACATGTGTTTTATAAACGCCAACCAGCTCAAAATCTACCGGCCTCAGGATGGCAGTTTTTTTTCCACAGCCATAACTCATTCTGATAACCAGGTCCAGGATATTCCTCTGACGTTTTGAAAAATCCGTCTGCATGATGGCCTCATAAAGCTCATTCGAGATCCTAGTGAATTCGTCAGGTTGTGGGTTCGCCACTGCATGTCCTCCTGCGGAGATTTAGACACGCCTACCCCGGAATAACCAGGGTAGGCTTTAAAATACTACTGGGCGTCTTCTGCCGGCTGGTCGAGCCATTGTTGATAGAGATCCTCGGCCTTGGTGATAACTGTCGTTATGCTGCGCATTACGCCTTTAAGCAGCGCACTGGACGCCTGGCTGATGTTGTCGATCCTCATGTACTCACAGACGATATTTTCGGCGGCAGTCTTAAACATTGCCTCGTTATGCTCCTTGGTAGCTGCGTAATCGGTGATCTTGTTGTAGAAATCTTCAAGAAGCTGCAGGGTGGCCTCGTCCATGCGGGACCTCTCGGTAGGCTTGTCTCCGTTATCACCAGCGGGATCCATTGCCGGATCCTCAGCGTTCTGACCTGTTTCTGCCGGTATCATGGGGGGATGTTCATCTACAGGCTGGGCGTCTGTGTTGATATATGGAGCAGTTTTAACCGCCTCCTGATCGACGTCTAATTCTTCGGCTACATACATCCCGCCAAATTCCTCCGGAAGTCCCTCTCTCAGGGCTTGGACCAGGGCCACTTTGCGGATCATGGTTGCCGGCATTTTTCTCCAATTTTCAAAGACTTCCCCGCTTTTTTTATGGCGGACGTATTCGTCCAGGCTGACCTGCACGATCATGGGATGTTTCCAGTCATTCCGGATAACAGAGGCCCAGCCTCCGACAAGTTTTTCACCAATCTCTTTAATTACCAGGGTGCCTTCCCTCTCTATAAGCTGGTTGTCTGCCGCTAAGACGATCACACCGGCCTGCCAACCGTCACATTTTTGGGAGGCGGCTGCCCTCTTGGTAAATAGATCTTTTGACACAACGATCGACGCTGGCGAATTGCCGAACTTGATCAGGTATGCCTCCCTTAGAAAGGGGTTGAGCTGCCTGTATTTGCAGAGGGTCAGGAACATCATAACTTCCTGATCGCTGACTTTATTGGCCGCGTCGTCGTCTCCGCTGACCAAGTAAGACCGGATGATCTCCGGGGTCAGCTTGACATGCCCGGTCATGGTTTCAAATTCGACCTCCGCCAGCTCTTTCGGCGGGGTAATTCTCTGCTGTGGCGGTCTTGTATACTGCTGCGAACGGTTCCCGTATTGACTGTTTTGGTTGATAGTCTGCTGTCTGATAGTCTGCTGAACAGCTCTATTCTGTGGCGGTAATGCCATTTGGTCGACCTCCTAAAAATGTTTATAACTCAAGCTTAGTCACCTGGCCATTGACTACCAGCTCAGCGTCGTAAGGCTTGATGGTGATGTTTATTTGACAAAGAGAGTTTTCCGCTGGCCACTCCCCCTCATTATTCTCGAGAAGTTTATCAACCAGCAGCATCTCCAGTTCCGTGCCGTTAATTTTTAAATTGGCGAAATCACCCTTGGCGCTCTTATACGCTTCAACTTTAGCAACACCGCTTATCTCAACTTTTTTCATATAGCACACACCTTTCTTGTTTTTTACCTGGACCTTACCTGGAGCGTGTCCTCCTCAAAGATCCTCACGCCGGGGATATTCCGGATCCCAGCCTTGACCACCGCGCCGATCTTCTTAAGATCCGCCGTCATGTATTCCCTGGGGATCAGGTTCTCGTCCTCGATCTCGTAGGTCCATTTTTTCTTTGCTGTCGCGGTACCCAGATCAGCCCGGACCGTCTTTTGCACCTGGTAGGAAGGTGCCGGGGGCGGAGCCGGAGGAGCGACAAACTGCGGAGTCTCGATCACGGGCGCCTCATAAGGCTTGCCTGTGGCCAGGGCTTCGGCAGCCGCTGCGGCTTCCGCTTCCTCCCGGATCCTGCGGGCCTCGGCTTCCTGCCGTGCCCTTTCCTCGGCCTCGGCCTTTCTGCGCTTGGCAAGCTCCTCTTCCCGGAGCCTCTGCATCTCTCTGTTAAAGTGGAGTATTTTGTTCTTTAAGACGGTTGTGGCCCGCTCCAGCGGCTGAGAATACAGCTTAAAACGGTTATTGATGGTCTTGACGTGATCGTTTAGAGGCTTGACCAGGAAAGTGCGCTGTTCTTCCAGGGCTTTCTCGCTGGTCTTGATGATGGATAAGAGGTTCGTGGCAGCGGCAACGTCATCTTGGGTAGCCACGATCATTTTATTGGCCTGCTGCTCTAATAGATCGGCCTCGCTGGCCAGCTGCTGCTCCTTCATTAACTGGACGTTATCTGATTTTAATGCGCTCAAACTCATTAATAGATTCCTCCTCGTTCTAATGTTTTTCGTTTTTTTCTTCTTACGTTATCAATCTTAGAAAGCCATCTGCAGTTGCATGGTTCATAATTACCTGATGGATCATCTCGATCGATTGTTGCTCCTGGCCACCACTTTTCACCCATATCATCAAGAAAGTTCTTAAAATCCAACCACCTTTCACAAACCTTTACACCGAGTTTTCCGTAATACTTAAAGGCTGGGTGCTTCTCATTTTTACATCTGGCTATCATGGCTGTCCATGTTGTATAAATTCCTGACCTTTTTCCTTTTGTGGCATGTCCATGAGGCATTTTGCGTTGTTTTCCTATAAAGTTTGAACATGAAATACATCTATTGGCCCTGCCATGCTTCAATGGATTACCGTAAACAATATCTTCGCGTCCACAATCACATTTAACCAACCACTTACTGTCATTCTTAACACCGCGTTCATAAAGGCCCAATACAACCCGTTGACCAAATCTTTGCCCGGTTATATCTGTAAACCGTGCTTTTCTACCATCAACTTTATCCATTTTGTTTGTCTACTCGAATTACTTCATAATCCAGTAATGTTTCTTGTGAGAAGTAATTCCATAAAGATAGCGTATAAAGAAAGTGGTTGAAATCGTTCTCGTGGTTGTAGTATTCCTTAATCGTGGCCGGCCTGAGCGGGTTCGTCTTGTTTAGGTGCACGACCATACGCCGCCAGGGCTTAATGCCGTTTTCCATAAGCGCCCCCTGGTAGGCCCCGGTCTGCAGGGCCATGTCTTTCCAGATCGCGCCGGTGGTCTTGATGTCAACCACCGTGGGGTTTGATTGATCGCCTTTGAGGATGCAGACCAGGTCCGGTGTGCCGGCGTATCCGTATTTGAGGGACCAGGTCGGCTTCTCGCTCTCGATCACTTCTTTGACCGTAGCATGAAACCAATCGTAAAAGGCTCCTACAAGCAGGTTCTGCCTGGCTTCTTCCTCCTGGATAATCCCGCGAACGACATCGTGACATCTGCTGTGGACCTCTTTGCCCAGGGCAGCGGCCTCATACATGATCCGGTCCGCCTCCGCATTCCCGACCATGCCTCTCCAGTATTCAAGCTGCTGTCTCCTGATTATGCCCAGGACCGTTGTCACTGATGGAAGCAGGCTGCCGTCAATCTCATAGAACCGGTTCATGGATCCTCCTCCTCACAATTCCCGCAATATTTGTCTGAATTGGTCATTGCATCACCATATCTTTCGTGTTAAAATCGCTTTAGATGTTATAAGTGATCCTCGGTTCTGCCGCCACGCAGGCCGGGGATTTTTCGTTAGTTCCACTGAAGTTGTTTTTCAGGCCCCACAGAACGAGTGTTCTGATTTTGACTTCAATCTCGGCAATCTCAGCCAGAATGTCCTCGAAGGCTGCCTTTTCCTTGTCGTCGATCACTCCATCCTCTGCGATCATGACAAGCAGGTGTTTGATTCGGTTCAGGTCCTCGCTCTCTTTAAGCAGACCTAAAACTGCCCCCTCAAGGCCCTTGCTCTCATACTGCGGGCGCTTGTTCATCCCGATCGGACATACCCCGGTGCAATGCCTTTCAGTAAGCTCGGGATCCCCGTACAGGCTTTCCATGGCCATGACGATCTCGGCCTCCGGGATCTTCTGCCCCATCTCGATCCTCTCCAGTGTTTTGCTTGACATGTTCAGCCTCCATGCCGCAAAAAGGCGGCTCTTGACCGGTTCTGTCTGCAGACGGGACAAATTGTATATTGTTTGGGCTTTATGGCGCGTACTTTTAGACGTTGTCTCCACCCCCTTTCCATGAGAAAATTAGATTAGCAAACAGCCTCCTCACAGCCCGGTCATTTGGTACCGGTGGCCGGGCTCACTCCCCCCATTATCCCCAGGGCCAATTCTGGCCCCAGGCCCAGCCCATGACAGCAAACATAATAACTACGAATAGGGTGGCCAGCACAGCACACAGATTAAAGGCCGCCTTCTTTGGTTTCCAGACTAAACGCTTTCTTTTTGGTAATTTAAGATCCGGGTACCCTTGCACACAACGGATCTCGGCGGCGGATAGTTTCATCCGCTTTCATCTCCTTTCTGGCGCATTTTAAGAACACTAACTGGCAGCCGGCTCCTGATCCGCCATCCGCTCCCTGCGTATCTTTTCTACCTGCTCCTGCAGTTCAGGCGGTACCGGCGCGAGACCCAGTATGCGCAGCTCAGCGATTGCCAGGGCACGTCCGAAAGCCTTCCAGTCCGGTCCTTCGGGCTTATCCAAACGATCACCACCTTGTTAGTTAGTTATCAAAATAAATGGGGGTTTATTTATGCACTATATGGTTGAGTTAATCGCCTCTAACGACCACATGGAGCTCCAGATTCAAATTAATGCCTGGCTCCGCCTGAAACGCCCAAAGCGCACAAGGTTTTATTTTGTCGCTGATGGCGCTGAGTTCACATACTGCGTGCTTATCGCATATGTACCGAGGGAAAAGCCGCTGCCGAAGGATAGATAGTCTTATTGTCCATCAGTGCCCGTAGGACACATTTTGTTTCCTTCTTCCTCAAAAAAAATATCATCTACAGAAACCTTGTAATAATCTGCTATTTTTTTTGCCAAAGGTAGAGATGGGGTTCTATCGCCCCTTTCAATCGCACCTAGCATCTGCGGAGTTATTTCGAGATCATAAGCAACGTTTTGTCTCGACTTATCACCTCGCAGTTTTATTAACTTTGTTCTCTCAGTCAATCGCCTCACCCCTTCTCAGTGGAAACATATCGTTTCTATTTGACTGTTATTTTATAGAAACAATATGTTTCTGTCAATACTATTTATGAAACTTTTTGTTTCTTTTATGGTAATGAAACTTATTGTTTCTTATAATACAATAAATGGGGTGACTCAAATGTTTAGTAAACGCTTGACGAGCTTAAGAAAAAGAAAAGGGCTTAGTCAATATAAATTAGCTGAAATGCTTAATCTAACCAGAGGCCAAATCGCAAATTATGAGCAAGGGAAAAGACAACCAGATTTTGATACCTTGCAATTATTTGCCGATTTTTTTATCACAACAACCGACTATCTACTTGGCCGTACCAACGAATCCGCCCCGCCCCAGGCGAAGCAGGAAAAACCGAATTTCGAGGAATATGTTTTATCCGCGACAGCCCTGCCCGATGCAACCATCCGGATCGCGGAACTTGACAGTCTATACGATCTCGACAGTAAAACATTCACCCACCTGTCCAGGCTTGCTTACAACAAGTTTGGGCTGCCAGGCGCAAAGGGATCCCCAAAGGCAGCCGGAGGGGTATCAAGGCCGGGCACAGGTGCGCTAGGTGAGGACACAGAGGAAAATGATAACGACTGACAGCTTATTTGAGTGGGCCAGCATTTTCGGGATTAAAGTGGTTTTTAAAAATCTTAAAGGCATTGATTCCGGTCCCCTGGGCCTGGCTGATGCCGACAGTAAAACCATTGAACTCGATCAATCACTGATAGACAGCCCACGCCAACTTAAAGCAATTCTCGCGGAAGAGATAGGCCATATCCTTTACCCGCCCCGACCTGGTCACATCAGATACCATTCCCGGGGATTCTGGCAAAGAGCGGACTGTGAGAGCATAAGACAATCGGTTGCCCAGGACGAACGTAAAGCGCTCGACTGGGCAACTAGTGTTTTACTGCCAGATGTCGAATTTGATCGAATTATGGAAAATGGGAACTTATCACTCAGTGAAATTGCTGAGTGTTATGAAGTGGAGCCACTATTTGCCAAGCACAAAATTAATTATTACAGGCGAAAGGAGCGGATGTCAGGCAGAAAAGTTAAGTGGAAGGACGTTATCAGAAGGGTGTAAGAATATTATTTGGAGGTGTAACAATGGGAGGTTTCCTCATTTTATTAGGTGTCTTGGGTTTTATTATATCAGGAGGAATAATTGTATATCAGCTAGTTACAAAGAAAGGGCTTGATAAACGATTATCCTCTGCATTTGTTGTTTCAGTGGCATTATTAATCATAGGTTCAATGGTGACCCCAGGAAGTAAACCAGAGGATCTCAATAAAATTGAGGTAAGAGCTGAAGCTCAAGACTTAATCAATGAAAAAGGGCAAACAAAGGTTGTAGTTTGGGTTAAAAATAACAGCAGTAAGACTTACGATGGACAAGTAAAAGTTACATCCCTCGATATAGACGGCAGCCATTTAGGGTTTGATGGCTTTTACCCGAAGGATCTTGCTCCCGGCAAAAGCACATATGGAATTACATGGCTTAAAGTAGCAAAAACGCCTAATGTTAAAGCGGAAGTTCTTGGCGGAACTTTTAAATAATCTAATCTGACAACACATGAGGTGACAACATGAAACGCCGCGGCTGCGCTTATGTCCGCGTCTCAAAAGAGCGTGAGGATGGAATATCTCCGGAGCAGCAGGAAGAAAAAGCCGAACTACAAGCTAAACTCTTAGGTCTGGACCTGATCCGGGTTTACCAGGATATAGATATATCCGGCAGATCCGATCGGCGCCCGGCTTTCCAGGAGATGATCCGGGATATAAAAGCCGGGCACTATGATGTCTGCCTGGTTTATAAGATAGACCGTTTCTGTCGTAATGTCCGTGACTTCCACCACTATGCCGGGATCCTGGACAGGTACGGCTGCGCTCTCGTATCGATCAGCCAGAATTTTGACACCAGCACGCCAATGGGCCGTCTGATGAGGAACATCCTGGCCGACTTTGCGCAGTTTGAGAGCGAAATGATCGGCGAACGCGTAAGAGACAATAAGCTGGCCTCAGCCAGGCGCGGCAAATGGACAGGCGGCCATGTGCCTTATGGGTACATTTTTAAAGACAAAAAATTTGAGATCAATCCAGAAGAATCTCAGGCGGTCGCCCTAATGTATGAGCTGCGCGGCAAGGGCTGGGGTTTTCTGCGGATTGCAAAAGAGATAACGTCAAGAGGATTCCGGCCGCGCCACGGCACACGCCGGGGCCTGCATTGGTCTGATGACAGCATCCGCTATATCATCGAAAACCCAGTCTATAAAGGCGAGCTCAATTATGAAAAAGTATCAGTAGCCGGAATAGTGCCGGCTATAGTCAACAAAGACACCTGGAACCAGGCCCAGCTGCTGAAAAAACTGCCGGGAAGATCCCAGCAGTCTCAGCATATATTAAGCGGGCTCCTCTATTGCACCCACTGCGGTCACTCCGGCTGGACGATCACGAAAAACGGCCGCGGCTATCTGAAAAAAGACGGGACCCCTCACAACCGGGTCCTGCGTTATATGTGCCGGACGAAACGGGATCGCAATGCACGGGCGTGCGCATGTCACCTTTTGGATAAAACCACTTTAGAGGACAGGGTTATTAAATTAATATTTAAGATGGCCCGCAGGGATTCAATTATAAAAGAATTTCAAAAAGCAGCGGCTGAAGCCGCGGCGACATGCGAACAAAATGATCATGACAGGATAAAAGCGGAACTGGATAATCTGCATGTCCTTATGGGTGAATTATTCTCAGACTATTATGATCACCGGCTGATAACCAGAGAGCAGTTTGCCAAAAAAAATAATGAGTATCTGGAGAAAGAAAAGCTGCTTTCAGAAAAACTTCAGGAAATTGAAGCGCAGCCCCTCAGCAACATAGATCTTCTGGCGGCTAATATTAACTCAATTAACGCTAACTGGTCAGTCTTAACCGAAGGCGAAAAAAAGATTGCGCTGCGCCAGGTAATAAGAAGAATTGATGTCTACCCGGACCGTGTCGAAGTAGACTTTTTCGGAATAAAAAAAGCAATAGCGCCGAAAAGTAATTCCGGCGCCACGCTTTTGTTTTAGTGGTGGGAGCAGACAGGATCGAACTGCCGACATCCTGCTTGTAAGGCAGGCGCTCTCCCAGCTGAG